GCATAATTTGGCAATTCATTATAATAATGAATTATTTGTGGTTCTTCCATTGATAAGTATCTTGTTATCTATTTAAACAGAAATTAAAACATATTTTTAAATAAGGATGTCATCATTCAAGGATAAACCTTTGAAGAAATGTCATACAGATAAAAGAAAAATGATTGATGAATTACATACTGAAATTATTGAAAATCTTGAAGATGATAAGATAAATGAATATTTCTTAGATAATGGTTTCTTATTGGATCAGTATTACAGAGACGATACAAGTATAACTTCTAGTAATGATGAAGGTGGTATCTTATCATTTTTCCAAAAGAATACCGTAGAAGAGGATTTGGGTGTTACAGTAAATAAGAAATCTTTAATTAATGAATTCATGTGTAATATAGATGATACAATAATAAATCAGAAGTATAAAAATATTCAATATGATAAGTGTAAGTTATGTGGTTCTCAGACTCATTTATCTGATATTAGTTCAGAATTAGCATGCTCAGAATGTGGTCATACTTCGGAAATAATGATTGTTACTGAAAAGAGTTCCTATGCGGATCCTCCACGGGAGGTCAGTTATTTTTCATACAAACGGATAAATCATTTTAATGAATGGTTGGCTCAATTTCAAGCGAAAGAAAAGACAGAATTACCTGAAAATATTTATCGTGATATTATATCTGAAGTAACAAAAAATATATGTCATAATTTAGATAATATAAATTACAAAGAAGTTCGTTCTATATTAAAGAGACTTAATTATAATAAATATTACGAACATATTCCTCATATCATATCAGTAATCAGTGGGAAAAAAGCACCAACATTAGATCGCAAGACAGAGGAAGTTTTACGATCCTTGTTTAAGGATATTCAGATACCATTTGTGAATAATTGTCCTCCAACTCGTAAGAATTTCTTATCATATTCATATGTATTACATAAATTCTGTGAATTATTGGAGTTTGATCATTTATTAGAATATTTTCCGTTATTAAAGAGTCGTGAAAAATTACATCAACAAGACATCATATGGGAAAAAATATGCAAAGATTTGAAATGGCAGTATATTCCTAGTTTATAATATATGTTAGTAATATATGAAAATCATAGATTCCATTCCTACGTCTTTATTGTTGGGTTTATTTACTGGTATATTTTTCTCTATGATTGATTCGCTGTTATTTTTATTTTCAGAAAAGGAATTGGAACATTACTTGATGGAAAAAATCCCTTTTCTAGAACGCGATGAATTAATACTTTTACTATCAGCTGGATGCGCGGCAATAGCGATATTTATTGCTAATTATATTGAACATCATATAACAAAGAAATATGAACTTGTAAAACATCCCTTCCTGGATGCTTTAGGAATAATAATTGGCGTGTTCCTTGTTATTGGAATATATGAATTATACCGGCGGAATCTCAGAAATTATAATACTAATGATAATGATAATTAAAAAATAATTATATTCTTTCTCTCTGTGATTTTATATATATATATAGTAATATTACATATGTATAACTTATTCTTGAGCGTATTACTCCTTGTGATATTTTTTATCATAAGAATGGTCTGTAAATTTATCGTTGATGATGATTTAGACAATTTTATAATTCATCATTCACCTTTTGATAATATTGGACGTGAAATTATTGAGAATGGATTATCTTTGTCTATCGCCTTTTTATCAGTTGGTTTAATTCATAAATATGGTTTGGATAATTTTAAAATGAATACGAATCCTTATTTAGAATTTTTCAGTATCTTATTAGGAACAATTATCATGTTAATTTTATATGAATTGTATAAAAAAACCGAATATAAAAAGGTTAAGATTGTTAGAAAGGATAGAGATTTAGATAAAGATCATGTGGTAGATTTATCGGTCAATTAATGTTTTCCTTTTTCCACGATAACATTTGGCGAACAAATATCAATTAAAGCAAAAGTTGAAGCTGATATTAATCCTACATAGACAGCATGTTCTTTTAAGACACCGCATGTAGGTATTACTTTAGTGGACACCGCAGTCACTAAAAATAAAACTAGATATTTCATTAAATTATTAGTATTCAACATTTATTATAGTGTAGATAATATTTGTTTAAAATCACTTAAAAAAGTATTTCTTATTTATATAAAATGAGCAGTTCTGATATTAGTGAAGTTACTGATTCCAAGAAACCAGATTATCTTGAGGTTGATGATGCGATCCCGGGCCAGAATTACGTTTGCCTATCCTTCTTATCGCCAGAGACTTTAATGCAGAATAAGGAAGCATTCAAATGTGTTAAGTTTCTCCAGTCATATTGTAAGGATAAGAAATTAAAGTTTGATGAAGTTTATTCTTCTTATCAGGATTTTAATTACAAATATGAAGATAAATTACAGAGGGATTTTGACGAACAGAATGATTTTCAGACTTCACTTCGTGGTCTCAAGGTAAGAGGTGTTTATGATACGAGGCCGGCGGCGGAGGACAGAGCAAAGAAACTTTCTCTAACTGATAGCGGTTTCCATACTTTTGTTGGTCAGGTTGGATATTGGCTTCCGTGGGATCCGAATGCTGACAAGGTTGCTGATGAGGTTTTCCAGAACAGTCAGTTGAATGACATGATGGAGAAATATCAGGAGAATAATGTGAGTAAAGATATGTTCTATGAGGAGCAGAAGAGAGATAAGATTAAGGCGGCTCAGGAAGAAGTTAGGAAAGCAAAGGAAGAGGAGAATGCGAAGAAGAAGTTAGAAGGGGGGTCCGGTGAAGAGAAAGAGAAAGATGCTTCGGAAGAATATCCGATTGATGATCCTGTAGCCGAAGAACCTCTTAAGGAAGGGACCACTCTTGAGGATATGGGTTGCGAAGATGGTTCTGACGAACCGGAAGAACAAAATCAGAATATTGGATTCTCACCGACATCATCTAAGTCACCTAAAGAGGGTGACGTTCCTCTTAAGAAGGGTTCGGAAGTATCCACTGATATTAAGGATTCACTTGAGTCTGATGATCCGTGGATGCAAAGGAAGAAAGATGGGGACAACGATGGGGACAACGATGGGACAACGAAAGATGAGGGCGATGAAAAGAAAGATTAAATTATAACTTAGTAGTAATATGGATTCAATCATAACATTTTTTTGTATCGTCATTTTATGTATTTTCATGTATTCATACATGAGAATGACCCAACTGAATAAAGATTATCCTTTATCGTGTAATGTATTATATCTACCTAGAAAAAATAAGATGGTAAAAGATGGCAAACCTCATATGGAGGTTTTAGAACATGAAGAACACGACAGTAAATTTGAACATGCCCGATTCTCAACAGCTCCTATGGGTAAATCAGAAATAGAAACTATCATACCATCATTGAATAGGATATATGATGTTGTTGAATTAAGAGAAATGGGTAATTAATCAATAAAAAATCTAAGTAATGTATTATGAGACTCAGTTTATTATTATTCATTGTTGGAGTGTTATTTATTACAGCGGGTTACACGACTCAACTTGATCCCAAATGTAAGAGAGGGTCGGAGGTAAGAATTGTTCCACGAAATATTTATGATCAAATTATTAGCGATGCTACTTTGTAGGAACTACTTACAAACTCTGAAATATTCTACTTCACCCGCGGTGTTTGTTTTCCTCAAGATTTTACACATATCACCTGGGGCTAATCTCAGACGTTTCGCCATAGGATCTGTTCTTAGAATGATAGGAAATTGGTCTAATCTCGCATTACATTTCTCCATGATAGAATCAATCGTGGACCTCTCTCTGATAGGAATGTGTTGAGGGACCTTTTCATGTTGCGTGATATCAACTGAAAGTGAATCGAGATGAAAGATATGAATATTTTTGAAATGTGAATTTGTAAGTTTGTTATCACCTAGGGCACCATTCTCGGCTTGAATGTTTTCACTTAGTCCGGCGATTAACAGTTCTTCTTGTCCCGCCGAATATAAGGCTTCAATTGCCGCTCCTAGATTATCAGGGACAGGTCTATAAAGAATAACGATAAGACTATCTTCTTTTTCTATAATTTCATCTTTGTAAAGATTACTTAACTTTTCTGAACATGTTTTCGTTACTTTTACAGAAGGATTTCCTATCTCAGGAAAATTGTAATAAATGACATGAACCCTATGACTAGGAATAAGTTTATGATATAGCGAAAAATTACATCCCGAAGCATATCCGAAATGAATATCAGAATTGGAAGGTTTTGTTGTCTTATATAATTTATCTATTTCTTTATCAGAATAATCTTTGATAACAGATATATCCCATTCTGAATCAAGATACTTCTTGAGGTTATATCTGGAGTGATTTATCTTTTGAATCGTTAAATTGCTATCCATCTTTATAATAGAATATAAATTATATATTTAAATCAAATTTATTTAAACATTATTACCCTAGTTATAGTAAATATAATGAGCATGTTACTAAATATTCTAAGAAATCCAATAATTTATCATAGATTACCGTTCACCGTATCTATTATATGTATAGGACTCTTTTATTACAACAGCAATAAACAGTATTTGGTAGATAATTATTTTGGCGATCGTGATAAAATCGAACCCAAACAGAAAATGATGATGCTGAATGATTGGCCCTTTCATGATGAAATCTTGAAATATATCTGTACAAAATATCGGGATGATATTAATTCATTTAATTATTCAGTTGAGAAGATTTATCACTTTAATGAATTTAGATTCCGGAGGAAGGAGACACCGGTTGATTACAAAGTTATTCAACCAAATGATTGTGAAATCACCATCATGTATAAAGATGAGCCAATTGATATTAAGTTTGAGATGGTTAAGGATCATAGAGGAAACCCTGTTAAGTTTATGACACAAGACCAATGTTCTTCATCTGAAGAATTTGTTACGAAATTGGAATTAAGTGCTTCTACAAAAGAATTGCTAACAGATTTTGCAGATGAGGCCAATGATTGGTGTGAGGCTGAGACGAAGAAAATTAAAGCTTGTAGTAAAGAAACAATGAATATTTATTACTATAAGAAAGATTACTGGACTTTATTATCTAAATCACCGAAAAGACCATCTTCAACGATTTACCTGAGAGAAAATCAACAGGAAAAGATAATGGAAACGACAAATAAGTTTTTCTCACCCGATACTCGTGAGATTTATTTATCTTTCGGGATACCTTACAAAAGTGTTCAACTTATTCATGGTCCACCAGGGACGGGTAAAACGAGTCTAATCAAATCAATTGCTTCTGATTTAGATTGTGATTTATATATTTTACCGATTTCAAAGGATATGTTAGATACAAATTTAGTGGATGCTTTTTCCTATATTGCCGATAATGAAGAAAAAGAGAGAATTATAGTGATTGAGGATATTGATACTCTCTTTGATGAAAATAGAAAGAAAGATGATACTAGTAATGGCATTACTTTACAGGCTTTCTTGAATTGTTTAGATGGTTTTACATGTGTAGAGGGAACGATGTTATTCTTAACGGCGAATAGACCCGAAGTCTTAGATTTCGCGATGATAAGATCATGTCGCATTGATAACAAGATTAAGTTAGATTATGCAAATGAATATCAGACTAAGAAGATGTTTGAAACCTTCTTACCCGAACAGGAAAGCAAATTTAAGAGTTTCTATAAAGAAATTAAGCACAAAGAATATACAACTGCGATGTTACAGGAATTCTTATTTTATAATCGCGAGTGCGAAGATATCATGGTTATCATCGATAAATTTATTGATATCATTGAGAAGAATGACCCAAAGAATTTTGAGATAATTAAGGACGAACAGAAGAATTTTTATAGCTAAATTTGATATTATTTAACTATGATAAATTAAGTCACTATGGAATTAACATTAATCCCTGTATGTTCAGAAAGAGACCATGTTCTCGGATATAAGTATAAGTCGCATGATGTACACTGTGATTTATGTAATAAAGGAGGTATATCCTACCAATGTAGCAATTGCGATTACAAGATCTGCTCTAAATGTCAACGATCCATAATTAAATCTGATTCAAAAATTAAACAAAGTATGAAGGGTAAATTATCATCTAGGATAAAAGATGAACAGGAAAAACTGAATGAAGATGGATTATATCTCTGGATCGTTGAATTATCAAAGGAGACAGGTGAATTGTATTATTACAATATTGAAACCAGATCAATCTCATATGATTATCCAAAACTATTTAGGATACCACCGAAAAGTCCATTATTTACACCCGAAACTGAATTAAATAAGTCAGTTGAAGCAGATGGAGCAGATGGAGCAGATGGAGCAGATGAAGCAGATGGAGCAGATGGAGCAGATGGAGCAGATGGATCCATCATTGCGATCCAGGTCAACCGTTTATTCAATTGCATGAGACAGAAAGTCGGACAATTAAACTTGTATTAAGAATACGCTGTTACGATCTAAATCTTGGATAAATAATAATTTTTTGTTTTCTTGGATATTGTTTTTTAAGTTCATTACAGATTCTTTAGCTAAGATTTCACACATCATTTCATCATTCATGAACTGAACATCCATTTTATTTTCTTTTTCAGAACACTGAAAAACAATAATACCCTTCTCTAATCCAGGATTATTATTTAATCCTTCGTCGTAAATTACGCATATCTGTTCCATATTCTCATGAATAAATTTCATGATATAATCTGGAGCAGAATCAACGTTTTGTATTTGACTCATTTATTAATGATTATGAAATTAATATCATTTTTTAACTTATTCTTCATTTATATCGCTTAATGATAATTCAATTGCTCTCTGTAAGTCAGAATCAGAATCTTCTGAATCGGTAATATTTAATGAACTCCTTATTATATCGCTACTTAATTCTCTCAAGTAATTATCAACGGTCAATAAGATCTGTTCTCCAATTACATTATCATCAATAATATGATTATCATTTGTATCATTTGTATCGGGTATGATATTATCAATATTTGAATGACGTATGCCGGCGATTTGTGCCGGCGACAAAGCCGTTACGATTGATGGAATCAAGCTCGGAGGTAATATGGATCCAGATTCTGCGGGTGTTTCAGGTTCTGGTTCAGCATGAATCTGATGATTAACATTCGTTGGAAATTCTTCCCTACATAAGGGACAAGTATTTTTAGTTTCGAACCATTTTGTTATCCCAGAACACGAATCATTTCCGGCATGAAACACATGATGATTATCTTTACAGGGTAAACGAATACATTTATCTCCAATTTTAAAAGATTCTAAACAGATGCTACATTCTTTAGAAGTCAAATCTTCTCCTTCTCCTTCTCCCACTTCACTGATTTCAAATTCTTCTAAATTAGTTAAGAATTCTTCTGAAACGGGTGTTAAACCATCATTCTGCGACTCGCTATTTATCGTTCTCCCGAGAATATCATCATTTCTGATTAAAGAATCTATCATTCTCAAAACATTAGTTGATCCTTGACTACTGATACCCCATATGCCCGCAGGATTAAGACCACGACCCATTATCTGAAGATTCGGTATTTCTCCAAAAGTAACATTAATTCTATCCATTTATCTAAATGATATATTATTATTTAAAATTAAATTTAGTAGTTTAAATAGATTCAATGAATCAATTCTGTAAATTACTATCGCCTGGAGCGGCGCTTATCAATCGTAGTATATATAATTTCTCTAGAAAACCATTAGGATTCTATATGATTCCCTATGATGAACAATATGAAAGTAGAGATAATGAAAGTGAAATTAAGAGAAGAAAACAAAGCCAAGTGTCAAGTTATGGAAAATTTATCCATGATAATAATGATAAAAATTTAACCCGCAAAGAAAGACAAGAGAAAATTAAGGAATTTTTAGATAAAACTTATTCTAATCAATATACTGAAACACATCGAAATTCTTTGATTTATGATAACCTTAAATGAATAGGGAATTACTTACAATAGCGACCCAATTCAATGCATCTCTCGCATTTCTCCTCCAAATGATGTCTTTCACCCGAAACAGGTTTGTCCTTTAATTCGTGTTCATTTAGAACAAATGTTTCATAATTCCATCTAGCTTTATCAAGTAATATTTGTTTAAAATTATCCTTAAATCTTGGTTTCACATAGATATCTGTTCCCTTGGATTTTTGGCGATATACTTTTAGGATACCTATTCTATTTCTCTTCGGATGATATACGACTTTAACCGAACACAAATTAGACGACCATGATTCACCTAAGTTATTATTAAATACTCCTCTTATTTTAACTGTCGTAAAATAGTTTTGTTTCATTACTACTTATCTTATCTTATCTTTAATACTTACAACTGATTAATAGATAACCAGCAAATCCAATAAGCAACGATTTTTTATATTTATCTTTCATTTCAGTATAAATATCAGCCCATGCATCAACTTGGTCCTGAGAATTTAGTGAATAGAGCATTAATGGTCTCTTCGGATAAAAATAATAAAAACCTAATTTGACGAGATAGATAATCGCCAAAAATTTACACAGTCTATATTTATCTTTTGATCCAATATAATAATAGATACCTAATCCTAAACCGATGATCATACCCGAAAAATAAATCATTAATCTTTCTTTAACGATACCTTCATAAATAATCTTTTGTTCATCATTTAAAAGATCATAAAACTTTTTAAAGATAGTGGTATCTTTCTTTAACACAGTCATGGATAAACTCCCGATTAACATTGATATCCCGACAAAACATGAAATATCTTTCATTTATAATACTCAATAGATTTTATTTAATCCACTTCATCCAGTGTTGGACCGGGATCACCTGACCCTGTCATACCAGGCATACCGCTCATATCAGGCATACCATCAGTTGGAACTGAACCAGGCATTTCCCCCCCTCCTTCACTATATACCTTCATCATAACTGGATTGATGATTGCATTGACTTCAGTCATTTTATTATCATATTCTTCTTTGGTCCTTTCATCTTCAAGCCATAATTCGGTCTCAGATAGTAAATCATTAACCGTCTTCAATTCTTCCTCATCTAACTTCCCTTTGATTTCATCGTTATCAATTGAACCCTTCGTTTGATAAATGAGAGAATCTAATTTATTCTTGGATTCAATTTTATCCTTATTGAGTTGGTCTTCTTCCTTAAACTTCTCCCCTTCAGCGACCATTCTCTCAATATCTTCTTGAGTTAATCGTCCCTTATCATTCTTGATCGTGATATTTTGGACTTTGCCCGAACCCTTATCCTTTGCCTCAATATTCATGATACCGTTCGCATCAACATCAAATGAAACCTCAATCTGAGGGACACCTCTACGTGCCGGTGGGATACCCTCTAACTTGAAATTTCCTAATTCATTATTATCTTTCGTCATTGCTCTCTCACCTTCAAAGACCTGAATCATAACTGAATCTTGATTATCTTCATAAGTTGAGAAAGTCTGAGATTTCTTAGCAGGAATAGTTGTATTTCTATCAATCAACTTGGTCATCACTCCACCGGCTGTCTCAATACCTAAGGATAACGGAGCAACATCCAGTAAAAGAATCTGATCTGCTGCATCATCGCCTGAAGTCCCACCCGATAAGATTGCCGCCTGAACAGCAGCACCATAAGCGACTGCTTCATCGGGATTAATCCCCTTATTGAGTTCCTTATTATTGAAGAAAGAACTTAATAGTTCTTGAACTTTCGGGATACGAGTTGAACCACCGACAAGAACAATTTCATGAACGGCCGACTTTGAGACACCAGCGTCCTGAAGTACCTTTGTAACAGGAGTAATACATTTCTGAAATAAATTCATACATAAGGATTCAAATCTTGCTTTCGTAATGGATGTAAAAAAATCAGTTCCTTCTGCCAACGATTCTAATTCAACATTAGCTGTTGCCGATGAAGAAAGAGTCCTTTTCGCTCTTTCACACGCGATTTTAAGTCTTCGTAATGCCCGTTTATTATCTGAAATATCAACTTTGTGCTTGCGCTTAAACTCATCAATGAAATATTTCATCAGGATATTATCAAAATCTTCACCTCCTAGATGAGTATCACCCGCAGTAGCCTTCACTTCAAAGATACCATCATCAATTGATAAGAGAGAAACATCAAATGTTCCTCCACCTAGATCAAAAATTAATACTGTCTTTTCTTCTTCTTTCTTATCGAGACCATAAGCGATAGCAGCAGCCGTCGGTTCATTAATAATTCGTAGAACATTTAAACCGGCGATCGCACCCGCATCCTTGGTTGCTTGCCTCTGTGAATCGTTAAAATACGCCGGAACAGTCACAACTGCATCCGTTACTGTTTCTCCGATATAGGATTCTGCTACCTCCTTCATCTTGGTTAGGACCATGGATGAAATTTCTTCGGGTTGAAATGTTTTTAGTTCACCCTGATAAGTAGCCTGAATTTTAGGCTTGTTATCCTCTGAGATAACCGTAAAAGGAAAATGCTTGATATCGGACTGAACAGCTGGATCATCAAACTTACGACCGATAAGTCGCTTCGCATCAAAGATAGTATTTTCAGGATTCATGGACGACTGATTCTTCGCACCATCTCCAATCAATCGTTCAGTTTCAGTGAACGAAACAAAAGAAGGGGTCGTTCGGTTTCCTTGGTCGTTCGCGATAATTTCGCATCTGTTATCTTTCCACCATCCAACACATGAGTATGTTGTTCCAAGATCAATTCCTATTGCTACCATTTATTATAATCATAACACTAATCTTTTATTTAAGTAAATTTATATAAGTAAATTTATACTCCATAGATGTCTATTCAGATCACTAAATCGGCATGGCGAAAGATAGGTGAAATCATAAATAAAACAAATAACTCATATGGTCTCTTATATTCAGCAAAGACCGGGGGATGTAATGGATTTAATTTTGAATTGGATCTTCTAACTAAAGATCTTCATAAAAAAATTAATGATATGAAATTCTTAACCGTTTTAACGAATAATGAATCAGAAGTATATGTTGATCCTATGTCCGAGATGCACTTACTCGGAACAACAATCGACTATGTGAAAGAAGACTTTAGCGATAAAATTTATGAAAGCAAATTTGTTTATCATGCTGATAAGGATTTAATGACGAAATGTGGCTGCGGGATTTCCTTTTCACCTAAGACAGTTTAAAGCATTCACTTATAGAAAAGATAAGGATAACAAAGATCATTGCTATGTTTAACCTGTTCGTATCCAGATATATCACCATTCAGAAGACATGCGGCGCGTCTCATTGCTTCTCTGCCTAACCAATATTGTGCGGAGTTATTCCATACTCTGGCTTCTTTCAATAGTTCATTGTATTTAAGATTATAATAGGGACTCAGTTCAAGGAAGTGAGGTTCTCTCTTTTGGGGCATTTATTATTATATGACGATTTAATTTTAAATCATAATAATAATGTTAGTAAGAAGGATTACTCAGAAAAGATTTATAGTAATGAGAATGAATCGTTATTATAATACCAACGTAATTGATCATTATGAAAATCCAAGAAATGTAGGTAGATTGGTCCAGAATAATAAGAATAATAAAAATGTCGGAACAGGATTAGTCGGAGCACCAGCATGTGGGGATGTAATGAGGTTAGATATCTTGGTTGATGAGAATGGTATCATAGCCGATACTAAATTTAAGACATTCGGTTGCGGATCAGCAATAGCATCATCCTCCCTAGCGACTGAATGGATTAAGGGAAAACATATTGATGAAGCAAATAAAATTACAAATAAAGATATCTCTCAGTATCTGAGACTACCACCGGTTAAACTTCATTGTAGTATGTTAGCTGAAGATGCTATCAAATCAGCGATAAATGATTATAAGAATACACTCTAATCAAGCAAATCGTTTCAATCTTATTTGTCTCATTTCTTCTATAGATACTTCTTTTACAGATACAGTTTTTTTCTCCATATCTTTGAGTAACGATTCTTGGTATTCAATATCTTGGTATTCTCTTACTTGTCTTTCTTCTCGTAGTAATTTATCTCTTACTTGTCTTTCTTCTTGTAATGATCGTTTTTTTACTTCATTCAGTAAGATTAGTTGCAATTGTTGTTCTTCATATGAGAGAGGATCGTTGATGGTATCATCCATGATTGAATATTATGATTAATCTATCTTTAATCATAGATATCAAATTTGATTGTTTTTGATAAGAAAGAAAGTAATGAAAATGTATCAGAATATATTCAGAACGATAACTTACACTCTTAAACCTGAACTTTATCTTATTAAGAATACTAAACCGCCATGTGGTAGAGATATCTGTTATTGTTTACACACATTGGATATGAATACTCGCGAACAGGTTGATTATTACAAAAAATGTTACGCGATATGGTTAAATTTCAGTAGTAAATAAATTTACTCTAAATCCTTCATTAGTTTAGCCCATTGCGATGGATCATTCTTATCTGGTGGAGCATTCAGATACTCCCAATCAAAAACTCCTGCGAAATCTGGATACTCATCTTTAATCTTGATAACTTCATGAATCGCCTTTGAGAAGGTTTTCTCATCAAATTGACCTGATTCCATTCCCATCACAATTTTTTCAGGTGGATATCCATTTTGAATAATTAAATCATATGTATTTTTTGAAAAAGAGTAATAGCATTGCGTGTTAAACCATTTAATATGTTTTCCTTCTTCGGATAAATATAATTCTTTGTAACTAAATCCAGCCATGGATGAGCCATCATGCATTAATGATGGTGAAACAGGAGCCATCGTGATAATAAAATCTGAACCAAAATCTTTTATTAATCGGTTCATTAACATTTTAACATTATCTAATGTTACAGATTCTTCAATATCTAAATCAATTCCCTTGATCCAAGATTTTTCAGTGATGAGAGTTTTGAGAAGAGGATAATATGTTTCGAAATCGCTAAATAATTCACCGTAAGCTAATCCGGCGCCACCCATCATGAACATAATAGTCACACCCTGATCAGAGGCTTCATGAGTTTCTAACCATAATTCATTAAATAGAGGATCATAAGGAATATTATCATTGAGATAAATACCCTTCTTACCTGCTTTATCTTTTCCGAAATGTATTGATGATACGATAATAACATCGATATCTTGGAGATGATTCATTAATTTATGTAATCCAACAAAGGTTTGATAATAATAAATAGTTTTCATTTATAATAAAGAAAGATAATATATTTAAATAATTATTCCTTTACTTATCAAAATGAATGTTATCAAATTAGTATATGATAAATATGAAAATGATTATGGTTTTACCGGAGGAGATATGGATGATATAGATGATCATATCCATGAAAAAATAGAACAAATCGGCGATAAAAAGATAGATTATGAAAGAGAGTTATTAATTTATACATGGGGATTAAAGAAACATGAATCTGTAGAATGTGATGTCATTTTTGATGCGTCTCTGTTTTCTGCTCGGATAAATGCTGATGTTAAAACGTTAACAGGTTTAAATGAGATTGTACAACAAGGAATTATTAATCATCCAAAGTTTGATATCATTATTGAGATGATAGTAACTGAAATAGAAACAAATGATTATCAAAAAATAGGAATTATATGTAATTATGGTAAACATAGATCTGTTGGTTTCGCAGAATTATTAAAAAACTTATATTATCCTAAATCTGTAATTAATCATAAGGGTATTTATGGCACCAGTGAGAATTGAACTCACGACCTTCATATTACAAGTGTGTTTTAATCCAACTGAGCTATAGTGGCGCTAAACTTTCATAGAATATTAATTTCAGAATTAAACTTAGAGATTAATCAAATAAAGCGGTAAGAAATATACAAATGCATTCATGTTACTTAAGAGTGATCCAAGTAGGATGCCATTCATTATAAATTTGTTATATGCTATCGAATTTTGAATGTAATTTCTTCCGATTAGCCAAAGGGGTAAGATAAATCCAACAATATTACCTATCAAACAGATATGATTTTCTTTCTCAGAGTGATTTAAAAGAGGAATATTATTTGTTATCATATCGAATGGGTGAGCAAAATAAGTGTCAGTCTTGAAGTAATTAAACATATAGATGATATAGATACTCTCAAAGATTGAACGTAATAGATTCATTATAGATTATCATTTAAAAAGATTTTAAGTAAGGATAAAAATGGATAATTTTACCGATTCAGGATCTTGGTCAGAATCATTGATATCATGTGGAGAGATAACTAATCACTGGTTATATTTTATTTTCTCGGGGTACTTATTGCCCTTGATATCCCCTAAGGTCAGAAGATTTTGTAAGGAACAGATCAATAGTTTAAGGAATAATGAGATTGCTGGGAAAGTTGTAACGTTAACAGAATTCGGTTTTGATAAGATACAGGATATTCAGAATAATAATGAAATGAAAAACTTCATAAGGAGAATGTGTATTGAAAAAAAATATAAATATGATGAAGAAATGATAACACATGTAGCGTGGCTATTTAGCGGAGATAATGATGAAACACACGAATCATTGATGCAGACGTGGTCTAAACTTAATCGGGTGTTGAAGGATCAGAAGATACCACATCCTTAGATGTTTCAATTAATTCTTCAATAATTTCTTTCAAAATCTTCTCTTTGATTTTGAGATATTCTTTTTTAAGAGTTTCAACATCTGTCACTGTTTTCTTATCAATACCGATAATTTCACATGTATTTGATTGAATATTTTCTTCCATTATCGTTATAAATTAGTCTATCAATAAAAATCAAATTTATTTTGTTAATATATATAAATGACATCTACCGAACAGCTAAATTGTTTTTATTTAGATAGTTCTCTCAAACCCGCATCTGACATGTTAAGAAAATGTGTTCAGGATGAATCTAGTCCCTATATGTTTGATTGTGGTTCAGATCCGATGAGACAGGATATGCCTGGCGATGTAAAAAATACCGCGAGAATGAATGATATCTCTATTCAGAGAGGTATTACCGAATTTCATGTATCAGGATTTGATGGTGATAATGTTATTATGAGACCAAAGGTTTCGGAGAATAGCGCGTCCAAATTAAATCCATTAATTGATATCAATCTGACGGAGGGATTTCAGAATAAAAAGAATGTCTTTGTTACGGATAATGGTCCGGGGAAATCCTCTGTTCCATATGGTCAGTGTCCAGAAGGTTATTCTCGCTGTCAAAAGACGGGCAAATGTATCCAAAAATGTATCGGATGTGTTTATCGCGATAACATGAAAAGTAGAGAATTCAATGAAGCCGATCCGTGTTTCCCAGAAGGAACCTACAATGGTATTACAAATGAAGGATATATTAAATGTACATGTGGGTCTCAAAATCAATATTGTTCAGATGATTTCGTAAAAAATATATTCACTACAGATGGGATGATGATGAGTGGACAAAAAATAATAATGAATGTGGGAAATACAAATTCTATTTCTGAATTATTTAACTTTGACTATTTGTAAACTATCTACTCTAAACTACTGATCATCAAAACCGAGGCATTCGTTAATCTCGTCCATCTGGTCTTCATCTTGGTTCATGATCTGCTGAACTCGGTCAACAATGACTCCACTAAGACGTTCAATGTAGAGTTGCTGATCCGTGAATGCCTTTGAATCGTGTCTGAAAGAGAGAGAGATAGAGATATACTGCTCATACTTGTCGTCATCCGAAGGAGGCCATCCGAGGAAAGAACGATTTGATCGTTGTTCAACGAACTTAATGATGTTCTTGCTACCTCCATCATCATCCTTTTCGACTCCCAGAGGACTGACACGGAGTCTGGCGGTCTTCGCTGTCTCAACATCGTCCTTGTGAATCATCACTTGCTTGTCCTGATAGACAACATCCTTCAGAATGCGATTCAGACCAGTGGCTTGGCGACCGATGAGTTTTCCGAGAAGACGTTCAGGATACTCAATGATGAAATCCCTGGGCCCAAACTGCTTCTTCTTTTGGCAAGAAGCGATGTGCTTGTCAAGAGAGCGCTGAGCGAGTTTCTGCATCGTTTGAGATTCAGTGAGGATTTCGGCGGTAACTCCTTCATCGTGTTCCTTGAGAAGGATCCGCATCTTGGGCTTCTCTTCCTCTACTCGGTTCGCAGATGCTTGGACACGCTCATACATGGCCCATGATTCCGAAAGAACCTTCTTCAGACCCTGTGCTCCCTTCCCGATGATGCTACCGAGGTCTTCCTTGACGACGGCGAGACCGTTGCGACCGTTGAGTTCATAGGAGAGAGAAGACATCTTTTATTGAGAAGTTAAGTTGTTCTTTTGTCTGTTGTGAGTTGTCTGTTGTCAGATGTGAGTTGTTCTGTTTTGTGATAGAAACAACACTTCAATCTCAAATCAAATTTTTTACTGTAAGATGTTCTTAAATGAATGATCAATGCGTTCTGGATCCTAAAAATATACTTAAAGATAATAATAGAGATAGTATTGTAGAAGGAACATCATAGATGTTCCATTAGCTCAGTTGGTTAGAGTGTGGGTCTTATGAGCCCAAGGTCGCGGGTTCGAGCCCCGCATGGAACATCGTCCTATAGTGAAGGACATTCGCCCGTCTAGCTCAGTCGGTAGAGCGCCAGACTTTTAATCTGGTGGTCGTGGGTTCAAGTCCCACGGCGGGCACTAAGAGTGATTGCCTTAAGCAATTAATCCCCTGTAGCTCAGCAGGCAGAGCACCCGGCTGTTAACCGGTAGGTCACAGGTTCGAGCCCTGTCGGGGGAGAAGATTGATTGACTTTATCAATCCGGTAAGAAAAAGTATCTTATCGTTAAAGTACATGAACCAGGGTTCCCGAGTCTGGTCAAAGGGGAGCGACTTAAGATCGCTTGCGACACGCTTCGGGGGTTCAAATCCCCCCTCTGGTAAAAGTCTTATTTAGGGGATAAGCACATGCCTCATTGGCGCAATTGGATAGCGCATCTGACTTCTAATCAGGAGGTTGCGGGTTCGAGTCCCGTATGAGGTATTAGGATAGTGTTCCCGAGCGGTCAAAGGGGAGCGACTCAAGATCGCTTGCATATGCTTCGTGGGTTCGAATCCCACCACTATCAAATGTTCATTAGCTTAAATGGTAAAGCAATTAATCAAATAGATTGATATTTCTTAGGTTCGAACCCTGAGATGAACCGGTTAAATAAAACCGATAAATTGGTCTTGTGGTGTAATGGTTAGCACTTTGGACTTTGAATCCAACGATCCGGGTTCAAATCCCGGCAAGACCTTTTTTTTGATATTATCATATCAACACTCCCATATAGTCTAGATGGTTAGGATAGCTGGTTTTCACCCAGCCGACCCGGGTTCGAGTCCCGGTGTGGGAATACTAATTTTTAATAATGGTATCGTGTCCGAGTGGTTTAAGGAGATAGACTTGAAATCTATTGGGCTCTGCCCGCACAGGTTCAAATCCTGTCGATACCGAATATCTTTCATCTTTATGTAAATAATTTATTTTTTTTATTATGACATATTATAAAGATATGGAAAATAACAATTATATGGTGTATGCGCTTGCGGTGATTATCGCTCTCATAGTATCAGTGGAAGAAGGGTACTTGGGGACTTCTGATCCAACCACTCTGAAAGGAGGCGAAGGAACTTTCAGGGGGAATTGGGCATACTGGTCCTTTATTCCACTCGTTGTAATGCTTTTGGCTGCCGGATTTATCTGGCGTGTTAAACCCGCACAAAATGTTTTGAATATGATGACTCTTTTATTTATCGTTTACATGTCGTCCACAATCATACAACAGCAATTAGCAAATGCGAAAAACACGGGTGGAGAGTGTAAGTATACGCAACCCAATAATATATTAGTATCTAGTACGGGATTTACCAGTGATGATAAAGATAAAAAATCCGGACCTAGACACAGATATATGATCATCTATGGGTTTTCATTGCTTGCCCTGATGGTCTTATGTTGGATGAGATTTGAAACTGGCGAAAGTATCCTTAAATGGCCGTTGTCACGAGCCATTTCACAACCAAATGAATTTTATTTAATACTCTCCTTTCCTATTTTGCTGCCATTTCTTACGGAAACAATTTCTGGCCTGGTGAATGTGATTGGGAAGGAAGACGTCAAAAAATTTACTGTAGAGCATGCGCTTTCCAATTTCATGGACGGAAAATCAATGATAGATGACGATAAATCAAACATTCCATGGCTCGGTTCAGGGCACTTTATATTTACTTCATTGTTCATGTTATTTTTATTCATGGTCATGTGGGCAAATTCAACTGGGGGATTTAATGGGGAATTCACTCCATTAGGAACAAATAATAGTAATTGGCCAATTACCATTATGATGTATCTCTTAGTTTTCCTAAGTGTGATATTGAGATATATATTATTACAAGATTGTTCTATTGATAAGATAACAAAAGATACAGTTGGTGATGTGTCTACCACCCAGGATAACTTCACTTGCTTAATTAGCAAGTATGGCGGTATTTTACCCCTACTGATGATATCATTTATTTCCTTATATATTTATAATGTCAAGGGTTTCAAGGACAGATTATATGCGCTGATTCTGATGATATCATTAATATTCGGATTCTCGGAATTATTTCATTCCTTAAAAAATGAATTCTCTTAAACATGAATTGCTTCCAATAAAATTTTCTCCATAATATTCTTATCTATCTCTTTCTTTTCAATTAAATCATATTGATTTATCAAATCATCAATATGTTTTTCATGATATGATTTAAGTCTGTTATATAACACAGATTTTAATTGAACGACATCAATCTGGATCTTATTATCGGATTTATCAGGTAAATTATGGTCATCTATGATAAAATCTTCCTTCATCTCTTCCTTCATATCTTTATTTTTAGTTAATTCAATCAATTTCCGTTTCAGTAATATATTTTCATCTCGCAACTTTTGATGATCTAACTCTTGAACTTTAAGTAAATCTAATTCCATCCTTAGAGAACGGTTTTCATCATTAACAATTCTATGTTTGTCTCTGAAAGAATTCATAGTTTCAAATTCAGAATTGACCTGAGAGACTTCATTTTTTAGTTTCTGAATTTCTTCATCCTTTTCCCAAATTAATTTAAGTTTTTCTTTCAATTCTCGTATTTCATCATTTAACGAATTGATCCTTGAATTGTTATTTTCAAATGATTCTTTATGATTAATGAAAGTATCCGACTCAAATCTATCTGACATGGAACTATTCCTTAAAGGGATATCAGACGGTTTATTACTGTAAGCCATTCTAGTTAAATCGCTTGTATCGTTTAATGAAGATATAGTATCATCTTTAACCGAATCTAAAAAAAAATTAGACATAATTAAGAGTTAATCATAAAATAAATATTAACTTTAAACAATTCTTCTTATGATATTAATTTCTATAAAATTTATTCATTCACGGCTCCGCCTCCGCCTCCGCCACCGCCTCCGCCTCCGCCACCGCCGCCGCCCCCGCCTCCGACTCCTCCACCCTTTGTAGCAACTGCTGAAGTGCCTGTTTAGGATTAGGACCTTGTAAGGCCGTCTCTAACTCACCATGGCTAATGAGTTTCTGGGTCACTTTTTCAATCCCCAGACCATATTCAGCATTATATCTTCCTGTTATAGCGTCAAACTTAGCAAAGTCGACTCTCCTTCTTCCCTCATTGCCCGGATACATTTTTTTATATGTTTCTTTGTAATCCCCTGTAGCAAAACCATCTGTCCAAAGAAATTCATATATGCGCCCCTCAAAGTCATTTTTGTAGAGCACAAATCCGATGCAGTTTCTCTTGGCAGTCACCGTGTCATCCTCCGCTTCATGGCCATACCTATTCTGCCCGGAAAATATGGGTGCCATATGATGAGCTTCTAGTCTTATATCTCCTTTTTTTTTAGTAATACTAAAACCTTCTGTTCTAGGTTCACCTGTGTATTTATAATATGCCAATACGCGATCAGATTGGTCCTTACCATCTGGCGTCTCAATTCTCAAGTATCTCTGGTCGGTTGCTCCAGCACCCCTTAATCCCAACGAATCCCCGCTTACTTTGAGAAAGATTCCTAACTCCACATTCCCAGACTCCACATCTCCAGCACCCCCTCTATGAACACGTTTACGTGAAATTCTCTTCTTAGAATATCTCTTCTTAGAATATCTCTTCTTAGAGTATTTCTTAGAATATCTCTTCTTAGAGTATTTCCTGGAAGTATTTCTCTTTCTAGAAACCCTTCGCCTAGTCCTTTTCATTTATATATCTATATATATATTTTTTTTAATCAAAATCATGAAATTCTTCATTCTCTAACTCATCTATCTTTTGTTGTAATTTAATATTTTTCCTCGTTAAGAATTCATTTTCAACCCTTAACTCCTTGATTGTTTCTTTTGCTAAATCGACTTCAGCATCATATTTCTTATAATTTGCAATGAAATCTTGATGAGTTTTTGATTTAATATGTTGTTTGAATCCTGTATTTGCCACGAAGGTTGAACCTGCTTTACATCGGCATTCATATTGAATACAATTTCTTTCATAGGGTTTATAAGGTGATTTATCATAATATTTATCTGATTCTTCATTGAATGAAGGAATATATATTTCTTTGTTCACTAAAATGATTTGATCCATCTTATCATGAAAGAATCGTAAATAATATTTAAATAGATATCATTGATATTTAACAATGATATGACAAAGAAAGCTACTATCCCTAAAGCAATTAGAGAGCAATGTTGGTTAGATACATTCGGTAAAAAATACGAATCAGAATGTTATGTAAAATGGTGTAAAAATACAATGACTGTCTTTGATTTTCATGTTGGTCATGATATCCCTGAATCTAAAGGAGGAACTCTTGATTTAGGAAATTTAAAACCAATCTGTGCCCGCTGTAATTTATCAATGAGCGATAATTATACAATACAAGAATGGAATGAATTGACACAGGAAAAGAAAAGATGTAAATTTAAATTATGTTGCTCTAGACCATAATGCCTGTATTTTTCTTGATAGACTTTTTAAACTCTTTTAGAGGTGATTTGTCTGGGATCCTCTTCACCTGACTTCGCTTATTGTGACGTCGGTTATCTCTGACGGGTTTCTTCTCTGTCTTCGGCTTACCCTTAGGCTTGCCCTTGCCCTTTGGCTTGCCCTTGCCCTTTGGCTTGCCCTTTGACTGACCCTTGCCCTTTGTAATGGGGATGACTTCATTTTCTCTTTCTTCTAATTCATTTCTTCGCTCTATGATATCGAGATTCTGTGATGTTTCTTCGTATTTCCGAACTTTTCCTCTTAAATATTCCAATTCTTTATCTCTATCTGATAACTTCATCTGTGATTCATAATCATACTGTCTTTTTGAAATATCATTCATTTTACGTCCCATTTGCGCCGCTCTCTCATCCGCGGTTTTTTTCCGATTTATCTTGGCCTGGTCTGTCTCGTATTTTAATTTTTCAGATTCTTTCTGTAAAACAGCAATTAGAGTTTGTATGTGTTTTTCTTTAATCCTGATTTTATCTTTTGACGACGCGTCATTCCTCCTCAATGTTTTATAAGATTTCATCCTTTCGTATCTTTCTACCCCTTCTAGTTCATGTATTTCATCCTTATATCTATGTAATTCTTCTGCGAAAACTTTCATTTTCCTTTCATTTAATTTTTTACTATCTTTCAATAATTTCAACTCTTCTGATAATTTATCAACCTGCTCTTTTGTAGATACATCTTTATCAGGAGTTCCGGTAGTAGGAACATCTTTTAGTATTTCGGAAGGGACCGCTTCTCCTTTAGTATCGGTTACGACAGAAGGTGCTTTTAATCCTTCATCCGACACGGGGGATGGATCTGATGGATCAGTTGAAGGGATTGCCTGTCCAGTTTCTCCAGATGTATCGATAGGATCGGTTGTTCCAGATGTTCCAGATGTATCGATAGGATCGGTCGGATCGGTTGTATCGTCTCCTTCAGTTGTTGCTTCAGCAGTTTCTCCCTTTGTGTTGGCACCCTGGTCATAATCTCTTTTTTTGTTCGTATAATCTTCAAGGAATTTCCTCGTTTCCTTGTAATTGATATCATAAATTTGTTTTAGTTCATAGTATCCTGTACCGAGAAGGAACAGTTCATCTTTTAATCTAAAATGCACGATGGGCGTTATAGGAGTGGATTCTGCTTTATGTGGTGTTTTTTTTGCTGCGAATAACAACTTAGGATGCTGATACCAACTGCCATTCATGAGGAGATTGCCTGTGTAGGCTCCGACGGCGCCCCCGACCTCACCAAAGTTGGGATATGGGAGTCCGATTGCTGCGGCGGCGGCAGCGGCGGACGCAGCCAAGCGGCCGGGCGCGTCGCCGGGCCACACACACCCGTTACAATATCCATTGCCTTTTGCCCAATAATCATCAGCCTCGGGTGCGTTGTACCACGCACAGGAACCATCGCCGTTGGGGTAGTACCCAGCACGATCCCGTCTCATGCGTTGTGAAAATGGTGTGGGATCGGTTGGGTCGAATTTCCCGTTAACATTCCCATCAGGTTTTACAGAGTAGCACGCGTCGCAGGCATTGGAATTGTGATTCAGATTTAGAGCGCCTGGTCCTACGGCCACCTGGTCCTGCTGCTCCTCTGCCATACATCTATCTTCATCTACTGAGTCATCTGAATAGAAAAAATGATGGACAAATGAACAATTACCCGCACGATTCGCCTTCGGACAACATATGTTGGAGTCATTTGCTGGTGCTGGATACATTTCCTTCAATAGTTTTCCATATTTTGGATCACTTAAAACTGGTTTATCGGAAGCTGATGTTTTTGTTTCAATCTCAGCACGGAGTGCCTTTGCTCTCTTTATTTCATCACCATTTTTGAGTGCTGCTAAGTCATGCTCGAATGTCTTTATCTTGCTAATATTCCATACCATCCATGCAATCTGATTAAGGCGATCGTGTAAATCGGTCAACATGACCGCCTCGTATGGGGCCACCGGGGCTGGCGGAATAATAGCTATATAATCATTGTAAGTAGCCGGTTTCAATATAGCAGTGATCATAGCCTCACCGGTCGGTTCAAACCAAAAATAGTCAGCGTTCTGCGCGATGACGGTACCTGCTGCATCGTCTCCGGGGAAGTTTGCGCCAGTATTCTTGGCTTTTTTTGGTTCGCTTCCGGTCTTCTGGCCTAAAAAAGCAATGATGGCAGCTTTAGCTCCGTCTATGGCACCACCGGCGGTCCATGTATCACAAGGCATCTTTAGATTCAGTTTCTGTGTAATGGCCTGCAATTCCGTCTTAAATTTCTCGGCTAATTTAGCCGGAGACATTTGGTCCTGTTTTAAATTTCTCAGTGTAATTGTTTTCGCGCGTTCAGTGGCCATTTGATTCACTGTTGTCAAAAGGTTTACCCCACCCCCATGAGGGGGAATTTGTATCGGAACAGGGTGAGTTTGGGTCGGCGCCCCGGCTGCCGACATACCTATAATCACATTGCTTGCAGTTACATATTCAGCTTTAGCCTCCAAAACTAATGTACTGACTGTAATTAAATCATCGAAATCAGATTTGATAAATGGAAATTGGTTACTCAGGTTTCCATCGGCACCCTGCGCGTATAAGATTGGGGAAGCCGGGGGACCGATGTATAACCCCGTAACATCGTTCGCCCCAGATGACGCAATTATCACATTTAATTTTGCTATATATTCGTCCTGAAGCCTTATAAACTCGTCCGCATGTTGTTTGTAAATTTTGCCACGTTGTGTGGCCATATCTGACTGACCGGTTATCCCGCGATACTGTTGTAAGAATTTACTTTCTTTCTCTGATCCGAAAAGTGCCAACGAATTCACTGTTCCTATATATTCTTCATGACTATCTGGTATCTTTACTCCCTCAACCGATAGGGAACCCACACTAGCCCAAAACACAGCAGCTACTCCAACTTCGTTCGCATCCAGTTTCAGATCAGCGAGATTGACTTTCTTCCTTACCGGACAATCATCATTCCCTAGACCCAAGTCAGGGAAATCATGATGGACGTTGCCTGGCTGGGCGGCGCCTGTAGCGCCATCTTCATTCAATATCGCTTTTAAGGCTTGTGGTGGAACAGGTGGTAATTCACAATATTTTGCTATACTTTTGGCGTTTGTTTGGACCGAATCTCTATATCCCAGCTGGGTCTTTATCTTACCGAATAATTTCATTTCTATTACACTAAGCTCTTGTTGAGTATTATAATTTTGATTCAGTGCAGTTAATTTGGCCCTTATTTTAGTTGTTTCATTTTCTAAATTAGTTTTCTGAGCAGATAAAAAAAAATCTAAATCAGACTTTACTTTATCTGCCTGCGGTTTATCTAACTTCAAAATTCCCTCCATTCCACCCTCATGTCCGATTGATTTCAAGAATTCATCATAAGATTGCTTTGTACCGTCGCCAGAAGAAGCAGAAGCCGAGTCTGGAGTAGCGGTGGCAGCGGTGGCAGCGGTGGCAGCGGGATCGGGAGCTGGATCCGGAGTAGCTGAAGCAGGATCAGGAGCAGTCGCAGCAGCACCACCTATTTGTTCCATAATATTACTCTACTATATATTTTATTAATCTAATTTAATCGTATTTGAATAATAGACCATATCTTATGATTATCATTTAACTCAATTATGATTTTCTTATCCTTGAATTCCTCATAACGAGGGTTAAAATTTTCTAATGAATCAGGATAACTCAGGATACATAATTGTATTTTACTCTTCAAAGTCTTTGTTTGTGCCATTATCACATCATCTCTTTTAATGATCCATTCATTGGATATTAAATGAATTTGTAAATCTAAACCTCTGATAACTTTATCTAATTGCTTGAATATCTCGGTAAACTTATCAGAATAATTATTTTGTAGAATGAAATCGTCTAAACAGAAATTTTCAATGATATTCTTCTCTGATTTTATCTGTTCAACCAATCCTAGCATCTTTGAAAAGGTATTCTCCGTGTTTAACTTTATTTGAAACACTTCAGATTCTAATCCATCTATCATGCTATTATTCCTTGAACGATACTCTTGAATATGTTTCTGGAGTTTACATGTCAGTTCATTATTCTTCCTGTATTCATCTAAAGTATCAACCAAATTCCGATAAATTTCATCGGTTTCATAATTCTGATGAAGAAGCCAATGATTTTCTGAATCAAGAATATTATTCTTCATCAGAGCAAGTAATAACTCTGTCGCCATAATACAACCCTGACCATTAAACCCAATATTTGAAATGTAAATAACAAGTGTTTGACCATTAATGATTTCCCACTCTAAATCTTTCTTTCCCACGATGCCAGACGTATTTGATACAAAGATACCTAACTTAATACCAGTTGTGTCTAGATCCTTGTAGAATTTATTTAATTGCTCTTTATTCACATTTGTATCATAACTTTTGAATTCATAGAGAATTTCACCGACAGGTGAAATTACACGACAATCACCTTCATGACCAACATGAGTTACATCTGAAAATTCCCATTCAGGATATTGCTGATTTAATCGCCTAATACATAGGTCTTCTGATAATCGTCCTTTCCTTGATGAATTTGTCCTAATATGTAAGAGAGCATCTAATTTATCATCTATCTCTTGAATCTTATCAGTATTTTCCCCTGTTGATTTATCAATGATTTGTTTTAAAGGTTCAAAATAAGAGTGACAATCCATATTAACTTCACTCATCTGAATACTCTTGAATCCGATTGAGAGTGCTATCTGAATCACTTTATCAAACTTATCTTTTGGCAACCCTCTGATATACTCAATATCTTCTTCATTGTAAATTGGGACTGATAAATCCATTTTAATTAATGAATATACGTAAAAAGGTTTTAAATAATAACTTATCAAATTTATTGAAATCCAAAACAATGAGGACAGACTAATCCAATATTTTCAATATTGTTCTGACCCCCATTTCTCAGATCTGTCTTATATTTTAATTTACAATTATGTAAATCATTATTCATTATAAAATTACTGCAAGCATAACATCTTCCCGATTGTTTCTGTAAGAGAGTTTCTTTGATTCCGAAATTTGGATATTGCGATTCAAAGAGTTCAGCATTAGAATTCATAGAGTTAAACGTATATAGAGGTTGATTATTCGTATCATGAACGTTCTTTAATAATCGGTAAAAGAATTCATATTCAAAATGATAGATATATAGGATTACTAAATAGATGGCTACGGAACCATAGAAATAATAATGATATTTTTCTTCAAATCTATCATAATACCTCGTATAAATATAGTAATAGATCGCTAAAATTACAACTAAGAAAATAATAGAATTCATTACTTATGAATAGATTAATTATTTAGAATGACATCCGAAATATTTGTTTGGATAGAAACAATCAATCCTTATAGAACCATCGTATATACTAACTTCGGTTCCAGGTATCATATAATCTGTCTGTAAAGTTTCTAGTTGGTCTTCCAATGCGGTGTTATTATCAATACACTGATCATAATTCATTCTTAGATCATCAAAATTCATTAGGAATATATAGTACTGATAAAAATAACCTCCGAAAATAACAAGTGAAAACCATATAAAAATCCTCAGTCTTAAATTCTGAGCGAGAAGGGTCCTGGCGATTAGTAAAGTCTCAGGTTGGGTTGCTCCGCGACCCGCTCTTTCATGAATAACTAATCTATAATTATCATTCTTATGCTTATAAATATCGATTTCATTGCGACATAAAGGACAGCATTTATTTCCCCTTCTGAACCAGTCATCAAGACATGCCTTACAGAATACATGATTACAATCGGTTCTATATACTTGTTCTTCTTCTAAATCATCTTCAAAGCATATCACACATGATATTTTAGTCGGAATATCAATAATAATAGATTCATCCATATTAAGTTAATCAATATTTTGTTTCTAAATATCTTAAACAATCATTGATATTAGGAAAAGACATATTTACAAATGAGTATTGTTTTCCTTTCATATAATCTGGATTGATCCAAAAGGTAATCCACCCCTGCCGCGAAGCTGCTTCTAAATTAGATAAGAGATCATCAAAAAAGAAAATGACTTTTGAACCTGAAGAACGATAGGAAATATCATCGTGAACATCATTGAATGAACGATAATCCGGTTTCATGTAAGGGATAGTATCTCGCGAATATACTTTTTCAAATCTATCTTTGATTTTCATTCTTTGAATTACATCTAATGCATGTCCTCCTGTTCCATTTGTATAGATATAACACGGACCTTTACACCTTCCCAGTAATCCATCTAATAATCTATCTTCAGATATCATCTCATAATTAATAGGAACCCCTTTCTTGTGAATAATCAAAGTATCGTCCAAATCAAAAACATAGTGTATCATTTATATACTATTTAAAATTTGATATTATTAAATGGATTTAAATAATTACCTTTAAGAATAATTATCAATGAGCACCACTACAAAAAACCCCGAACCACTACTAAGCGAAGAAGCCAATCGTTATGTTATCTTTCCGATCCAGCATGAACCCTTCTGGCATATGTATAAGAAGGCTGAAGCTAATTTCTGGACAGCAGAAGAATTAGATTTATCAAAAGATTTGACAGATTGGTTAAAACTGACAGATGACGAGCGATTTTATATCAAGAATATCTTAGCATTCTTTGCTGCCTCGGATGGTATTGTGAATGAAAATCTGGTTGAGCGTTTCTGTCAAGAAGTAAAAATTCTGGAAGCAAAATTCTTCTATGGCTTCCAGATTGCGATGGAGAATATTCATTCAGAGACTTATTCCCTACTCATTGATACTTATATCAAGGATGTTGAAGAAAAGACGAAACTCTTGAATGCGATTGATCATATCCCCAGTATTAAGAAGAAGGCAGATTGGGCTCTGAAATGGATTAATGATGATGATTCGCCCTTTTCTCATCGGGTCATTGGATTCGCTGCCGTAGAAGGGATATTCTTCTCCGGAGCATTCTGTTCAATCTTCTGGCTCAAAAAGAGAGGTCTCATGCCGGGTCTATGTCATAGTAATGAATTAATCTCAAGGGATGAGGGTCTTCATACTGAATTTGCTGTATTAATGTATCAAAATCTGATTGATAAACCATCACCGGATATCATTAAAGAGATTATCATCAATGCTGTTACAATTGAAAAGGAATTTATTACTGAATCACTTTCTTGCGAACTGATTGGCATGAATAAATACTTGATGAGTCAGTATATTAACTATGTAGCAGATAGGTTACTACTCATGTTCGGTTTAGAAAAGATATATCATTCAGAAAATCCATTTGATTGGATGGAAATGATTTCGGTTCAAGGAAAGACCAATTTCTTTGAAAAGAAAGTCGGTGAATATTCAAACAAGGCAAATCCGAATATTGATTCTGATAAAAATGAAATTAACTTTGATGACGAAGATTTCTAAACGATTCAATTATTCTATTCAATTATTTTTTATCCTTGTCTTTGGTGTCTTTGGTGTCTTTGGTGTCTTTGGTGTCTTTGTTGTCTTTGTTGTCTTTGTTGTCTTTGTTGTCTTTGGTGTCTTTGGTGTCTTTGTTGTCTTTGGTGTCTTTGGTGTCTTTGTTGTCTTTGTTGTCTTTGCTTCGTGAAAAATGCCGATCAATATTTGATTTAGATTTAGATGCTGGTTTCACTGTTTTCTTAGGTAAATTGAATGAATAATTTCGTTTTTCTTCATCATATTTTAAGTTTTTTATGGAGACTATCTCGTATATTTCGTCAGAATAGTCAACATCGCCTGCTTTATTTAGCGAACAATTCTCGCAAATGTGAAATAATAGTTTTTTCAGTTTTTTGGTTTCATCTTCATCTAATTCATTCTTCACGGATTCTGAATTAATGAAGATAGATAACCGATTCAATTTAGATCCTTTATCAAGTTTGGTCCATGTCTTTTGAAATCTATCATTTTTTTCTTTCTCAATCGCGTCTAGAAGAGTTTCCATTTAGTATTAAATACGAATCCTTTCTTTAAATTAAAATATTATTATATATATATATATATATACATGGATTATGGCAAAGCCGGACTAAAGGAATACAAGAATTTAATGGGAATAAATTATGTAAGACCCCCTTTATTAAATTTTGATAAAGTAAAAGAAACAAAAGATTATACCGAGTATAAAGTAAAAACACATAAAGATGCCCTGTTAGAGGCCGAATCATCCGATGATGTTGATGGGGTATTCTCTAATGATATTGATTCATTGATTTATTGTAATGAAACTTTAAATCTAAAGGTTCCGAAACCGAGTTATATGAAAAAATCCGGCAAAGCTAAATTCGCATATGCTTTCGGTATGTTTCCGAATCCCAAGAATGGTAAAGCGGCATACCTCGATGGGTGTATCTTAGGAGCATTAGGTTTGAAAAGACAGAAAACTCATGCTGATGTGATTTGTTTTATCACTCCAGATATTTCTGAAGCTGATAAAAGGAAGTTAGAAGTTGTCTTTGATAAAGTAATTTATGTTCCGTATATTTCGCCTTACAAAATGACTGGAACAGGGAATCTTAAGACGATCATGATGGATCCTGATATCTTCAAGAATTGTCCTAATTACACTAAAGAACATCCTTATGCTCATGTCTTCTTCAAACTTCATATCTTCAATCCGAAATTATTTCCTTATGAAAAAGTATGCTTCGTAGATTCTGATTTAGTTCCGATGAATTACTATGATTCATTATTCATGTTAGATACTCCTGCCGGATGGGTTGAATATCGTAAGAAATGGCCGTATCAGAGATCATTTCACTGGGACAGATGTGATTACTTAGAACATGGAAAACCGATACCTAAGATTTTCACTGAGACAGGTACAAAGGGAGCATCTGATGTAAATGCAGGTCTGATGATAATTTCACCGAATCAAAAAGAATATGACACAATGATTAAACAGTTACAGAGTCCTGTTAAAACGTGGCTCGGACCGGGTAAAGAACATATCGGTTTCTATGATATGGATTTAAATAAAGAAACATCTATTACGGGCCAAAAATTTGTCGATAGCAGTTACTGCTATCCCGAACAGAATTACTTAACGAAGAGATTTTCAGGACAATGGACCTATGTTGAATATTCCTTTCAAAGTTGGTCATTAGACCCATGTAATTCATTCGGTATTCATATGGCCGCGTTCAATCCGAAGCCGTGGTTCAAACAACCCGCTAATTCAGAAATCAAGGTAAGAGAAGATTATCATCCATACTTTGATGAGGCGATGAAAGAAATATTTGTTTCAGAAATACCTAAAGCAGTTGTCCCCGAAGATGAAAGTCTTATCTTAGAGAATATCTCTATCTCATATGAATTATTTAATGATTTAATTATCTGGGGATTAGTTGAATATCCGAAATTACACAAGTTTTTTATGCACGATACCAAGATTCATGGAACGAAATTATCTTTCGGCGAGGATAAATTTAAACCTCTCTCAAAGACAGATGAATTTAAACTTCTAAAAGATATTACTCAGTCAGATCCAGATTATAAAAAGTTAAGTATTTCACAGCAATATATTTCAAACTTGATGAATAATTATCAAGGTTTTGTCAAGAAAGTAAAGGATAAATATTTATCGGTCTGTAAAACGAAACTAAGGGATAGATATGGCGAATACAATTATGATTTCACTATCATTGATTATCCAGGTCATATTGATAAATCATTATCTGAGAAGAAACAACTCTTAAAACATGGCAAGATATCGTTCGGTAAATTCAGAGGGACATCTATCAATGATTTAACTGAAGAAGAAGCCATATTTTACGTTAAATCGCGTGAATTTGCTACCGATTCAGAACTAAGAGAAGCGTTCGCAAAATCAAAGTATCATCATCTCGTTAATCTTGTTAATCTAGCCAGTCTTAAGAAGAAAAAGAAAACACAGAAAAGAAGTAGAACCAGAAAAAATAAGCGGAAAACGACTAAAAAGAGGGTAAAGACTGAACTTCATTATTTCAGAATGGATGGATGTAAATGGTGTGATGAATTTCAAGAAACCTTATGGCCTCAGGTAACTAATATACAGGGCTTGAAGACAAAGATCATTAATGGACCCGAAAATATAAATCTCGCTAAGAAATATAAGATCCAAACCTATCCGTCTTTAGTAAGAGTCACTAATGGTAGGCACAAACTTTTCAAGGGGAAAAGAACAATGAATAATATCTTGAAATTCTTGAAATAAATTTGATTTAGATTACCATTCGTTGGTAATCAAACTAAATATGTCTTCTACGATGATTGATCTCAGTGATAAAATCTCTTATTTCAGTGATCAATCTGATATGATTTCTATGGTAATCATAATCATCGTCCTCCTTATCCCTATAACTTTTCATATCTATTTCAGGGAGAGGAATATCCTACTTCTTAATCCTCTATACAAGGATCTGTTGCGGAGCATCTCATTACTTTTCCTATCCTATATCGGTGCTATGCTATTCGGTTTACTTTATCGTCTATCACATGAGGATGGAACGATATCTATCCGTGGTTCTCTATCCGATGCTAATTTCAATGCCGATTGTTCTGATGATAATAATTTCTCATGTTGTAATTATTATGATAACTGCTATATTTCAGATATGGGACCTGAAGGTCCCATTGATCATGATACAATTATTATTCCGGTTAAGAAGGATTCAGAATGTCCTCATCTAAGTGAAATCCTTTATAGACGAGATGAATATCTAGATTATGATGCTGATTGTTCTGAAAGTGAATTTGGCTGTTGTATGATGCGATCTACGTGTGATTCTTATGTAAGATTAAATTTCTCATATTCATTATATGAACATACTATTGAAAGGGGATTCCCAATCGGATATATAACATCAATGGAACCTAAGATTGATGAAATCGGTTCAAATTGTCCTGTTTCCATCAGTGCTATTGTAGATGACTATGCGCATCTCCATGTAGCCGCTCAAAGTCACCAATTCGCTTTCATTATCCTATCTTTTATTGGGATCATTGTCTTATGTTTGGGTGTCTGTATTAGAAATCATATCGTGGAGATGAATTATAATACCTTAACGGAAAACAAATTAGATGAATTAGATGAATTAGAATCAGAAGGGTCAGAAGGAGAATATCCTTAGTAGTCACGGATCAAACCAAAATTATCAGGTTCTCCCCTCGTCCCCCTAAACGCAAAATAAAAAATCCACTCGGGGTTTGGTGTGCGCGGTGCTGTCCCTGGATTTCGGCCCTGTATTGCGTTAGGACCTACTGGAAACTGTGTTAATACATTGTCGTAATATTTTCTCCAATTATCCTCGTTTGCCCATGCTCTGTTACCGGATGTGAACGCCCATCCAGTCTCGGTAATCCATAGTTTTTTATTTGTAAGATCGCCCGAGGGGTCATTACTCATGGCATATTGTACTTGAGCGATTTGGTCATGCAGGAAACTTTTACCTGCCTCCACACTCAATAACTCTTCTTCTGTCGCGCCCCCGTCCGAAAAATATGGATAAAAGTTTACTGAAACCACATCAATGTGCGCTTTAATCTTCTTCAAATAATCGCCTACTACAAATTTATCTATATCCCAGCTGTGACTTGGGTTGTTCGCTACATTTAGGGACGCCTTCAAAGTTGATGTAATAAGCGCGTCCGGGGGGAGGCTCCCTGCCAGCTTATGTTGCTGGAGTGTTTTAAGGTGAACTGCGATGTCGGCGGAGGGGTAGGAGGAGGAAGGGTTATCTCCCCAGTTCACTTCATTTCCCATAGATATCCCCATTACATACTCATCCCATCCGGCTATATTATTTTTATAATCATTCACGAGTTGATTGATCTGAGTCTTAATGGAATCTTCGTCAGAAGCCCAGATGCCTATTAATACTTTAATCTTATTTTTAATTAAGAATTCTGTCCATGCCTTGCCTTCGTTCGGTCCGCTTCTGTAATCATATAGTCTGACCGCTTTGATACTATTATCATTGCCTTGCTCCTTTGGTGTTTTCATCATCGGCCACACGCCATCACTAATCAGACGCATCGCAGGCACACCCATACCCGTTGTCGTGTTATCTAAATTCATTCCATAATTTATTGCGGCGGTCCCAGGTCCAGGAGGTGGGGCAGGTGGAGTAGGAGGTCCAGGAGGTGGCTGGTCCAACATACAAGATACCTGCTCTCCCGCGTCGTTCCATAATGTGCACCCCGCCTCCTCCCCTTGGACCTCCTTTCCTTGGAAACATAATTTGACAGAGCCGGTGCGATCGCCATCCACCCACCTCTTGCAATGATTCTTTTTTGCTTCTTGCACGGACACATTTCCGCAATCGTTGTTGTTCTGTTTTTGCCAAGGTGATTGATCTCCCCGTCCTTTGTATTCAGGGAGGGTGCTACACTTGGGTAGGTCAGATGGCGACCCCCCCCCACCATCCCCACACCACCTCAAGTCTGAACCTTTACAACCTTCTTCTGGGACACCACACGCCCATACGTTTGCGGATGTGTTAAAACAATTTTTTTCATCAGATCCAGTGCAGCGATTGGGGTCAGGATTCTGAGGACATCCATCTTCAGCTCCTTCCACTAAAAACAACTGATTATAAACACAATATAATAAGATACCTACTAATAACCCGGTTAATACTGTTTCAATCTTAAGTTTCATATATATATTATGAAATAAAAAAAATAAGTAAATAATTTATGGGAATCTGAACTCAATGATAACTACATCTTATTTACCGCCAGGTGGTGTGGGACTCACTTCAGCGCCCGGCCGGAGCCCGTCCAGCAAGTGCTGCGCGGCCCCCCCGCATACACCCAATCCCCCCTCTTGAGTGTCTTCCGGGCGCACCTTCCAGTTTGTATTGTCCAGCCCGCAACACTTCGAACCACCCTTGGCACGCCGGCAATCGAATCCACATCGCGCACAACCAGGTTCAGACTCAGACCCATATACATCATCACCACCGCTGAGCGTTAGAACTATTCCACCAGGTGTAGCACTATTATCGGTAGCACTTTCACCACAAGAACATGGCTGATCAGCCGTTTCATTAACCCATGCAAAATCTCCACCTCTCGCAGCTGGATGGCCTATTTTCCCCAGACTAGTACAATTTGATTCTGGGGTGCCCGGACCACCCGTAATCCATCCGTCCGGAAGTTGTGTGCCAGACTGGCCTGGCCCCAATGGACAATCCCCTCTTACGCTATTCACTAATTCAGGATCATCGTCTTTACCACCCTTTAAAGTTTGAATACAAAAACCCGTATATGGTTTTTGGTTTTCTGTTGCCCAAAGTTGCCACGCACTCCTACATTCTTCTTTGCTCGTTTGACAGGTAGCACCCTTGGTGCGTTTATCCCAAAAAGCGACATCAAGCGGTGCTGAATCTGTCAGGGTCTTGTGGTCATCATCACCATAATAGCGGCATGTTGACGGCGCTGGAGGCGCTGGAGGCGCTGGAGGAGGTGCCGGTGGTGTCGGAGGGGTGGGGTTACACTCTGGGACTCCAGTCCTTTGCCTCAACAACCCCATAGCTCCCGTCGCCAGAGAATAAGGTGTGTTACCAATGCATTCTTCCATTGAACCATAACCCTCTCCCGAACCCTCGCCATCCGCACACGTATATAATCTTCTAGGTGTAGTTATCCATGGTTCAGTACCATCATCTGGGTCTTTTAGCTGCCATCCAGGGCATGCTGGACAATCAAGATCTATGTTACCATTCTGTGTACACTGTTCTCGTGAGCATGCTGTCTGTGCACTACAAACAAATGGCAATCCCTCAACACAATTAAAATTACCTAACATGACAGCAATACAATAACCAACGCCAACTAAAAGCACACACTTTAAAATGTCTTCGACCTTAAGTCCAAGAAATTTATTCGCTAAAATCTTATCCATTTATAATTAAGAATTATATTTTTTTTATTTGAAAATGATTAAATTTAATTACTGTATGCCAAACCACCCATGCCACTCATAATTCTTAATACATTGTAATTTACAGCATAAATATTAAAAGCAGATCCATTCGCAGTATTGAACATAAGTTGCGCGTTATCAATACGAGAAAAATTACATGTTCCACTCGGTTGATGTTCTTCAGGTTTGAGGGCAAACGAATAAACATTGATTTTCTTTTCTAAATTACTGACATTAGGCAATGGAGTACGATGACCACCAGTGATTAATATTTCTAAACTATCAGCGTTGGCATAGGCCGCGGGAATATTATCTGAAGTAATCGTACGATGAACAGTTATTGTCGCCTCAGTCGCCGTATCTACTCTATTGGTGACATACGATGAATATGATGTTCTGTCTTTTTTGTCGCTGTTATCAATTGCTGTGATTTGTAGGTTATCTCCTATTTCTGGTATGGCTGCTGTATCTATACTAAATATAATAGTATTTCCTGTCGTATAATTTGCAGCAGCGGCAGCAACCGTGGAATTTTTTGTTGTGATACCAGTATCAATCGTACCGTGAACATTAGTATGTTCATGATACAATATATTATATCCAGGGACATTTGTATGATACTGATAAGGTTGTCTTAATTGGAAATATTCTTCTTCTTGTGGTTCAAATCTATCATGACCATTTAATACCAATTTCGCATCAACATATGCATTAGTGGCCGCTGAAGTCCATATTAATTCTTTTACTGGATGATTAAAATTTAGATTTTCAGTGGTTCCAGTCCCAGCAAATGTATCCTTCTGTAATTGTTCAATCAAATATTCATGAGATACTTGAGCGAATCTACGTCTTTCATCAGTATCAAGATAGATATAATCTGCCCATACTTTGCAGGCCGCGGCAGTTCCAGCCTCAGTGCTTGTACCCCAAGTAAATTTAAGTTTGACTTCATGATACTGTAAAGCAATAAGAGGTAAAGCGAGCCCTGGATTCCTACAAAACCAAAAATAAAGAGGAATTTGAACCATGCCAATTGAATTAATCTGACCCGTTTGTGTGTGTCCATGAGTAAAACTATTTTGCATGTATTTAAGTCCATCTTGTTTAGCGGCAGGAGTAGTTAGCTCTTGCCACACCTGATTCCATTCTTTGAAATGTCTGTCAATTAATTGTCCACCGATTTCTAAATCTACACTTGCGATAAGACTTGAACCATCTGTAATACCCGCCTTTGCACTAGTAACATAAACACCACTCACTAAATCACCATTCCTTGAAATGGTAACATCTCCGCTGGTAGTCCCTGTACTTAATGTAGAAGTTCCGGCAACCGTTTGCTGGATACATTCCATGGAGAAATTAGTATGTCTGCGATAAACAACCTTGAAGAAAGTAATCTGAGGATTACCAGTCAAATAAATATCCTGAGCACCATAAGCAACCAATTGCATTAATCCTCCACCCATTTTATATATATATTGTAGAAATATTTTAATTTTCTAGAACTAATATTTATTAACTTAATATTTTTCTTTGCTATTGTAAATATAAAATCCAGCAAGTATTGTGAAAACACCAAAAACCTTCTTTAACTCATTGATATCCATTTCAGTACTATACTTAGATGAGATTGTTGCGAAAATAGTAAACAAGAGTCCCATATATAAAGCCGCCTTCACATCTACAAAACCTTTTTCATAATAACGTAGAGCAGCGAATAATCCTATAGGAGGTAACAACATGAATAGAGATGTTCCAATTCTCAGCTTAAGATTGCCCACTATACTAAATAGAGTTAATAAGGGGACAATTAATATTTCTGCTCCTCCGCCTATAACTCCCGCAGCCAAACCACTAACTATACCTGTAATAGTCAATCCTATAATATAGACCGCATTCATCAATTATTATTATCTAATTTATATTAAATAAGAATGCCCAAATACAATATCTATATCATTTGTAAAACAGAAGAAGATTTCCTTGAAAAATCTCAGGTTATTTCAGATCAATATAAATCAAAAATATGTCATATTCAATGGATCCCTGCCGAATATCTTAAATTAACTCAATGTAACAAGAAATTATTAAAAGACTTAAATACTCGCTGGAATACTGAAAGCAAAAAAGTCTTAGCGAAGTTAGGAACCATTGCAGCACACCGCAAAGCCTTGTTAGCAATCTACATGAATAAGACTGATAATAATATCATTCTTGAATCTGATGCTACGTTTTCAGCGAAACTCCCTGCTCCGCCACCAAACTCGTGCTATATGGGAGGATGGATTATCCCGCCTCAGATTACGAAAGCAGGTTTAGTTAAAATGAATGTTCATCCTAAGAAGGGTCTAAATTCAATTGAATATGGTACATTTAGTGTCTTAATGGCCCACGCTTTATTCATTAAAACATTTGAAGAAGCAATGGAGTTATTTCAAACAACCATCACTGATAAGATAAAAAATTATGATATTCACTTAATTGATATGGAATTTTTCAAACAATATTACTACCCACCTATCTTTGTTCAGGGAAAACATGTATCAGAAATTGATAAAGTTACAAATAAGAATGATTTAAGAACACATTTATATGGTCTTAAGATGTAGAAAAAATTTGATATAATCATAAGTTATCTCTATTATAAATCAAAGTAACAATGAATACGGCTTCATATATCCCAGGACAAGGTTTATTTAACTTTATTTCTGAATATACAGCAGAGGCACCCAGTCCAGCTCCAGCGCCGTCCAAACCAGTTGTTATCGCTGAACCAGTAAATAGTATAAATTTAGTGGATGAAAATGATAAACTAAAAGAAGAAGTGAAATCATTAAAACAAGAAGTAAAAGTTCTTAAAAATGTTTGCGGTTTAGATAGACGATTAAAAATAACAAAAATTGAAGAAGAAGATCTTCATAAATATTGTCAATATGATATGAATCCGCCGAACAAGCGCCACGGAGAACAATATAGTCTGGTACTTATAAACAAGAGTCAATACGATTTAGAACCAACTATGAAAAATGATGATACAGGATATAAATATAATTCTTATCATGGTGTAATACCCATTAATAAATCCATATGCTTTACAACCAATGAACAACATGCTTTGGCGCCAAGTCAAGGTCCTTATTATAATATAATAATCAAGTCCAAATTAGAAGGTCCCCCGCGGCGTGGCTGCCCCGATCAGGAACTTATCCAAAACATAAATGCGTTTACCCAATTTAACAGTCTCAATAATGATATTGATGGATATTATGAGATGAATATAACCTTCCCTAAACTACCCGATTTTATGAAAATTGAAAATATGAATACGATTGATATTGATATCTACAAAATGAAAGGAATTTATATAATTACATATGAATAAAAAATTATAATCTCCACTCTGTGTTTAATTAGAAATTGATAAAGTTACAAATAAGAATGATTTAAGGACACATTTATACGGTCTTAAGATGTAGCAATTTCTTCTAGAATCTTTGATACCGCCTGCGACGTGCCACTACCGGACCCGCCTGCTGATTCACAACATACTGTCTCTTGTTCCTTCTCTTTTTCAAGTTCATTCTTAATATGCTGAATCATTTCCCGTCGCAACCTCATCTGCTGACTCATATATTCACCCTGAATATGAATCTGGAGATTCTGAATGACCTTTTTCCTATGACGCCTTGTCTGAGGATTGTTCGGAATAGAATGATCGTCTTTCTCTTTAACACGATCTTCCCTGAAGTGCTCTAGCCAGTCATCCTCCGTCATCTCCTTTTCACGGACTTCCTTGGCCAAGACCTCACCCTTCTTCATCTGCTCCAGGAGAATACGCTTCTCCAGAGATCCCCGTCGCTCTTCTAGAGCATTGATCTTATCCATGTCCCATGATCCTTCCTTGGACTTAAGGTGGCGGATCTTCTTGCAGACCTTCCTCAGTTCCTTCTGGAGTGGTGTGAGCTGATTGTCCATCTTTGTTATAGTATTGATTGACTTATATCAAATGGTAAATCAAATTTTTTTATCAGAAGAAAGAGGTTGCGGCTTGTACCGCTCCCCCATCCTGTCCTTCTGTAGCATCTTCAGGATCATCATCATCATCATCATCATCATCAGCATCTGGAGCATCTGGAGCATCATCATCATCATCCATAGGATCAGTATCCACCACAGAAACTTCTTTAGAAGGATTAATTGCCATGTAGAACATATCCTTTTCCGTCGGTTCAGATTTATTAACTATCTTTTGCATAACTTCTTCAATCTTCTCGTCTGTAACTCCATCATCCTCTTCGTCTGAAGGTAATTCTTCATCTGAATTAGACCCGAACACGCTTGTTAAATCAGAAAGCATTCTTAAGAAACCCACGGACAATGGTTCATTCGGTCCAATCCTCTCCATAATTTCACCCAATCGCTGTTGTTTTTCGTCTATTCCTCTTTTCATTGATAAACACTTATGTTTATTCATTTCCATTTCTTTCGCCATCAATGTCGGTACTAATACAATATTCAAGAATATCATATTAATCTTATCTGGGATATGACGATTCACTCTTTTATTCACATGCTGTATCATATTTCCTTCCTTATCATCATTCATTAGTTCATCTAAATAAAATGGTTTGTGTCTCGTGCTTAAATCACATAAGACTCCTCTATGTAATGGTTCATATTCATTACATCTTCCTTCAATCTGGAGAAGATTATCTTGAAGATTTTGTCCGCAATCGTGAAAATTACCACGAAGACCCTCAAGTGAATTATAAAGTCCTGAATCATGCTCCCCGATATCGGTATCCAGTGATTTTAATTCGTCTTCGTGGGACTTAATTTTAGACATTAATTCATGCACTTTATCTTGTTCATAACATGATTCAGGGCATCTGAATAAATCAGTGGGGTCTCTGTCATTCTCCCCCCATTCACTTAAGACGCGTGAAAGTTTATCTTTGAAGACGGGGGATTGGTTTAATCTTACTATCATATCACCATTAAGCTTCTGTTGAATCACCGATAATAATCGTAAACGATTTGTTTTATGTCTTTGACATAACGCATCACAGTGTTCTAGGAATGAAACGCGTCTCATTTCATTTCCGGTCATGTTCGGTATTTCAGCATATGAAGACGGTCCTAACTCGCCTTTCGCAACTAAGTCAACAAATTGGGGTAAACTGTAATCATCTAAACAACTCATAATCTATATTGTAATAATTATATATTTAATTTTCTTTTAACTTATTTATTATAGATGAGTTTTGAATGTATCCTCACAGGCGATACTGGTTCCGGCAACGATGATCAATATTTGGTCTCAGAATCTATGTCTAAGTTGATAGCAAAAAATCCTAAAATTCAATCAGTGATGATAGTCGGTGACAATATTTATCCAGATGGATGTCAGACAGTGGATGATGAACAATTCATTACAAAATTTCAAGATCCATACAAGAACATTGATTTGCCTTTTTATCTTTGTCTAGGTAATCATGATTATCATACGAAAGCACAAACACAAATAGATTATACATTTAGTAAACACAACCTGAACAAGAAATGGAATATGCCTAAGAAATGGTATTCACAGCAATTTCCTCATTGTGAATTTTTCTTTATCGATACAAACTTTGATCGTCTGTCCAAACCTCTAACCAATAAACAACTACAAGATACAATCAGAGGTATTCAAAATTCAAAAAAGAAATGGAAGATCCTATGCGGTCATCATACATGGCGTTCAGTTGGTGGTCACGGAAACGCCTCATCAGAACCGTCACCGACTGCCGAACATAATTTTGAAACATTCATGAATGATCTACTGACCAAAGTAAAAATTGATCTCTATGTTTGTGGTCATGATCACTGTAAAAGTATCATTAAAGTTGGTTCGCATAAAACACTTACCTTAGTAGTCGGTACGGGCGGTAAATCATATGCTGAGTCTATCTTTTATCCTGAAAATATGGACAACGATAATTCAATCTTAGAATTCTTTTCTCCAAATCTAGGGGTATGTCACATGAAATGTAATAAAGATTCATTGGTCTTAACGTGTTACAATGAATTATTAGAAAAAGAATATCAATATGTCTCTAAGAAATAAATTTAGATAAATATTGAATTGCCTGAGACTTAATACCGAATATCCAATGTAATATTATACCTACTATTAATAATCCTATCGTAGTAATTACTAATGGAATATCCGTAAAATAAGTTAATAAAAACGCCAACAATATCGTTACTAGATAATCTACAATTGCTGTGCCCTTGAATTTATACTGATGGACACCTTTGCCAGGAGGGCCAAAGATATTCTTGTATTTACTTAGATCAAATGAAGACATTATAAGATACATAGAACTTAAATAAAATCTATTTCACACTCCCATAAATACCGATGGAATGATAAATTAACTATCATCTGATAATCTTTAGCTACAATATTGTGCTCATGTAAGTGATGCGAATCTTGAGGGAAGATATATGATAACTGTTCATAATTACTAAACTCAGTATCATTATGTTCTAAGATAACCTTATGATCTGTTATATATCTGAATAGATGTTCTGTTAAGGGGGCTTCATTGTATTCGCTAGAATATCGCCAATCACAACATTTATCAAAGTAATAATGAGTTGTCCATAATAAGGATTTCATATAATCTTCACATAATTTATCATTGTATTTCATCTCATTATATTCTTTCTTTTCTCCAAAAGAATATAAAATCGGTAAATTTTCAATCATCTTCTTAGAACCATCCTTATCAGATAAACTATCACGCTGAAACCTATATATATCTTCCAACGATAAACGCTTGTCAGTGACTTGGCTTTCATCTTGATGACTTTCCATGAGATACTCTTTAAGATTTTTGAAATCATTATAGTATTGGTTATGTATTTTTTTAGACTGTCTTTCTCTGATCAAGGATATCTTTCTCATTGTATCTTTTTCTTTTAAAGATAACTCTTGGATAAATTCCTTAAAAAAGGTCATATGTAGTAAATCAGGTTGCTCATAATCTATCAATTTAAAATACCCTTGATATCTCTTTTGCAATTCAGAATAAACTTGTAATAATAAATCATGACCACCATATCGTAAATTTAAGGAAGGGATATGATTCATAAAATCATTCCCCAATAGAAAACAAATAAATATGTAATCATTGATAATTTGTTCCTTATTTGCTCTATGGATATCTAATGAATGAATAATATGTTCTTTTAAAGGATCAATCTTGAGATAGATAAACTCTTCATCTGTTTCCTCAATATTATATTCGGTTCTCTCTCTAAGCAAGACGATATCTTCCGAACCAGAGACTAAAGATAGCATTATTAAATCGGCATCTAGGCCATAGATACATGTTATGCCCTCAAGATCATTCTCTTTGATATAATGTAAAATCTTATGTTCTCCTTCACCTCTTTCATCTGAATCTGATAAGATTGTTTTGATTTCTAAAGTTTGGATATATTCTTCCAACGCAATATTTAATTTTCTCATGAAATATGTTCCCGGTGATATCGCATTTGTATTCCAACAATTCTCAGATGAATATTTTCTCTCTAAGGCAGATCTAAATCTTCTCTGTCTTTGTTGTTTCATCTTACCTTTCGGAGCAATACCATCAATCGCGATATATAATAACTTTTTGACGACCGAATAATCAATTAATTTTGTAATATCAGACATGATTTTCTCTATCATTTCATCTTCATCGGTTAATCCTCTTACCGATGGATGAATTAAACAATTCAAATCTAAGAATAAAAAATCTATCTTATCTAATTTCCCTTTGTGAAGGATTGATGATCGGTTATCAGAAACCAATGTCTTAAAATATACGGGAATACCCATCTTCTACTACTTACTTCATATGAAATCTTTAAACCTTATGTCAAGAGCAAGACGATTGTATAGAAATCGGGATTATTTTCTTGGAGTTCTTGAAGGTATGGATACATTATCAATACTGATACGAGATATCCAAGACATAGGCATGGACTCAGGACCGACTCTTCTTCTTCGTGGTCATAGTTCCAGCGACGCATTTTGTTTCTTCGTTCAAGTTAGTTACTTAAACGAAGTCTATCTTCAATCAAATTTAGTATTCACTTGATATCTTTTTAAGATATTCGTCAACTTTCTTTTCTTTGGAAGTTAATATCATCTCAAGTGATTCTAAATAAATATCACGATTACGATTATTTTTGATAAGATTTAATAATGTTACTGTGGATTTTATTTCAGCAGGAGACCATATATCTTTTAATGTATCAATAATTGGATTAAATTTTGTATCCTTGCGATAATTTTCATTATCATTCATCTGAATCACCGAAATATAATGAGAGATAGTGTGTCTTATTGTAGAATTATTCTCATAGACATTATTAAGCATATCAAGACCAATGATACATTCGTCATATAATTCTCTATATTCAGTCAATGGATACCAATCAACTGCTTTCAGAATAGGATGATATAAATTATGAAGGTCTTCTCTACTATCTCCATCAAACATGCGGACAAGACCTTGATCGTAAGAAGGACCCTGATAGGATATGGAACTGTTCTGAATTGATAATTTAGTTCCCTTGTCCTTATATTGTAATAGACCTAATCTGAATATAACGCAAAGTGGTTCTAATATGAGAGTCTTTTGAGACTTATCTGAAATAGAATCTTCAATATATTTGTAAAATTGATATGTTGATAATATTTTGAACATTACTATATTATCATTGATTTTGTTTAAGAGTTTAAATATGTTCCCATTGAATCATTATAAATTTGATTTAAAATTAAATTATCTAATCATAAGTATAAAAAAGATGTTTAAGATTCTCGGTTTAATGTCTCTCTCAACTCAGAGTCTCTCTCAGCCAGTGAATGGTGATATCATGCCTGTATATGACTATCACCCTATCGGAGGTGCTAATGATGCGAATGGATGCCTGGTCAGTGCTGGATATTCGTGGTGCGAAGCAAATTCAGAATGTATCCGGTCCTGGATCACACCGTGTGAAGATAATTACGATGACTGCTCTGATTGCTTCACAAAACAATCTCAAGGGATAAATATCGCATGCCCAATTAAATGTAATAGTTTTGGTCAAGTTATTAATCCTTTCTTACCAATACCTCCACCGCCTCCACCGCCTCCACCGACGATGCTACAGAACACTGTGCAGTTGCTGAATGATCAAATGATGCCCTTGATATCAGACCCCCCTATGCCACCGCACCCTGTAGACCCTCTCCCGTGTCCGGAAGTTATGTGTATGATGTATTGTGAAAACGGATTTCAGCAGGATGATGCAGGTTGCCCTACATGTAATTGTGATGATAATATGCCTATCCTAAATGATCATGCACCGGATAAATGCTCAATGGTACAGACAGCCATTATGAATGAATGTAATAGTCATTGTCATACGTGTGATATATCCACCACTTTAATTGTTCTTAATCAATGCGTTACTAAAGACGGAATTCAATCCTCAGAAAATTTATGCGACCCGTCTCAGATTGATACCTGTCCTATTCCATATACGACTTGTAATAATAATTATGTTTGTCCAAAGGTAACTGAGATAACCCAGTGTTCACAAGGTGGAATGTCTGGTTTTACGACATATCAGTTATCATTAATTATAATTAATCCTGCTGTTCAGAATATTTATGCCATTTATGGAGACGACCAACCGGTAGAACATCCAATGGATATCCCACCGGCGTATCAGGGATCAAGTATTTTCAATTCTAATCTAGGAGGAATTGATCCTGGAATTATTGCTATCAATCATGATGCTACATATGATTCGTGGCTAACTATCGGATTAACCGATGGAGACCCTCGCAATAAATTATCTGTAGTGGGGATTGACTTTGATTCGTGGACAGAAACTGTCGGTATTCATACTACAAATGGTGCTGTATTTGTAATGGACCCTCAGGAAGTTATTGTTCAGGGCGACGAGTATGTTGTTGCTCAGCTCACTATTCCGAATGATGAAAGCACAGATGTTGTAATTAATGCACAGGGAGAACTCAACTGTGATAAGTGTAGGCATGCTCAGACGTGGCAAGAAAAACAAATCGTGTTTCATCTGGAAAGACCTCAAGTTGTAAATCCGAATGTTATCCCTGATAGGTGCTTATCATGGTTCGACGGGTGTAATACGTGTCGGGTGAGCAATGGTAACCTGAGGGAGTGTACTCGGATGATGTGTTTCCGAGAAGATAATCCACATTGCCTATCATTTGATATAACGGGTCATTAATATCAATAAATTTGATTTAAAATTAATAAATAGATTATTATTATAAAGATGTTAATTCCCGTGAGATGTTATACGTGTGGAGAAATTCTCGCAGACAAATGGATTCCTTACATTACTGCAGTTCAATCTGATAAGAATGATATAGAAGGTGAGGTTGATCCTGAAAAAGATCAATTAGAACTCAAGTATATTGATGTAAAGGATAAAAATCCTGAGAAGTCTATTGAGGGAAAGGTTTTAGATGAATTAGAATTACATAAATATTGCTGCAGAAGAATGATGTTAGGAAATGTTCATATTATTTCATACTTATCTTAGATTAATATTCATATTAAATTATATTTTTTTCAAACTATTATCAAATTCATGTGGATCCATAGATGTTATTTTTGGTAAAGATTTATCTTGTTGTTTTATTCGATTAATTTTAATAATATTATTCGAATAAATTCATATATATATTTTTTTCTACATAAATTATATGAAATTATTCATGTATTTTATTTTATTAATATTTTTATTAATAACTGGATCTTTTTTTTATCGTCTAATTAAATCATCTAATGTAAATAAATCTATAGTAGACCTTATTGATTCGGATCCCGATATATTAAAATCTGGAATGATGCTGAAAAGCGAAATATACGGAAATATTTATTATCTTAATGAAGTTATTAATAATATAGAAGGAGATATCGTAGAATTAGGATGTAATGTTGGAACAACTAGTATTTTTATTCAAAGATGGTTGGATATAACTAATAGTGATAAAGAATTTAATGTATATGATTCTTGGGAAGGTTTACCTGAAGTATTACCGGTAGATGAATCCCAAGGATCTGGACCTTCATTCAAAAAAGGATCTTGTAAAACTAGTAAAGAGTCCTTTATAAATAATTTTAAACAAAGAAATTTAAAATTACCTAAAATTCATAGTGGATGGTTTAAAGAAATACCAGATGAAGAATATCCCAATAAAATAGCATTTGCATTTTTAGATGGAGATTTATATTCATCTATAATGGATTCATTAAATAAAATATATCATAAAATGAGTAAAGGTGGTATAATAATAATAGATGATTGTGGATGGAATGTTTTACCCGGATGTAAAAAAGCGGTAGATGATTTCTTAGAAGATAAACCCGAAACTCTTACTTTAAATGGATACACAGATTCAGATTATGAATTCAATGGAGACGATCAAGAAATAGATCCAAGCCGAAGCAACTTGAATCAAGGTGGTAAAATTGTAAAATTATAAGAATGATATAGAAGGTGAGGTTGATCCTGAAAAAGATCAATTAGAACTCAAGTATATTGATGTAAAGGATAAAAATCCTGAGAAGTCTATTGAAGGAAAGGTAGAATTACATAAATATTGCTGCAGAAGAATGATGTTAGGAAATGTTCATATTATTTCATACTTATCTTAGATTAATATTCATATTAAATTATATTTTTTATATTTATTCATAGTAAATGAATATGTTAATGCTTGTTGTTGTTGCTTTAGTCGCACTTTGCTATTTCGGTGGAAATAAGTGTCCCAAGGTCCTTAAAGATAATAAGGAAATGTTATTAGGTGTTCTTGTTGGTTTAGCACTTTGTTCTTTCATGGGTTTAAGATTGGAAGGGATTGCTGATGAGGGGAATCTAAAAATAGGGGGGGATTTAACTTTGGGGGACGGCGCTATAATAAACCAAACAGGCGATGATGATAAACTTGGAGGCTGTTTGAGGAGTGCTTACCAAAAGGCTCGTTCCGCGAATCAGGAACGTCGTTACGAGGTAGACGACCAATTTAGCGGGGTCCTGGAAGGGTATGGAGGTGAGGCATTGGAAGCTTACCTAAGTGCGCACGCGACGACTCAATCGGGACGAACAAAAGCAGAGGAACATTTGGCAGACGCAATGGTAGAATATGCAAGAGAATGCCATGAGTCGGTCGGTAAATCTCCGATGAAAGATGTTCTCGCTGCCCCACCCATCCTCAGCGTCGTCGTGTAATGAAATTAATATTACCAATCCTGAATCATTTACCTCAATTACCTTTTTACGAATAAATTGATAATTTAAAATATTATCAATTTACTATAGATGACAATTAAAGACGATTTAAATAAAGTTAAATTAGATTTAACAAATAGGCAGTCTGGTTTAGAAGACGAAATGGAACTGAGAGCAACAAAATTAGAAGGGGATATTTTAAGACTCAGACAAGCCTTGCAAATGCAAATACCTGGAGAAGAAGAAGATAATATGGATATTTTAATTGATTCGCATATGAGAGATATTACATCAGATCATAGACCTCCGATGATGCCAGCGGGTTTGGAAGGGAGCAATAAACATTTCGGCGATTTATCAAATCATGAATTACATCAGATTAAGAAAATGCACGAAAAAGACCATCAAATGAAACCTAAAACAATTTTAGATGAATCACTGGGTGATATCATGAATAAATTAGTTAATTTTTTAACTTATTCATTTGATGGATATACAAAGGCTCTCTATGAAGCTGAAATTATGGAAGATGTTTATGATAATGAAAAATCTACATATGAAATGATAAAAGTTCATTTTATCGCGATAACTTTATTTATGAGAGACGATGAAAATATCTTGTATATCGGTATCTTATTAGTATTATTATCAATAATAATCTATTTAGCAAATATAACTACCTCTTAACGTCTTGATCTGCGCTTTTTAGTTCTTCTCTTTTTAGTTCTTCTCTTTGTAGTAGATTTCCTTTTTCTACGTCTTTTAGTTTTTCTACGTCTTCTCTTTCCTCCGCCTGCAACCGCATCCGCAGTCACAACCGGTTGACTCTCTAGAAAGACCCTTCTTATAGTAATCGGGAGCGGTGGTTTCGCCCTCCTCCGCCCGGCGCTGCGGATGAACCTTTCATCATTAGGGTCTATTGTTGATATCTCTCCGTCTTGCAAATCAAGTGACCTAAAATCTCCCTGGGCGGCCAGGCGCCCAGCGAGTTCTGTATCCTCCTTCAATTTCTTATATCTTTGTTTTGACTGATCGGTCCATAGGTAGATGTCGAAGTCATTCTTGGGGTCTTCCAAGAACTCTTTAATTAATCCTGGTAAATTAAATTGTAAGGGAAAATACATTGCCTCATTTAAATATTCGGATCCGGCCGATGCGTTTGCTATTGTTTCGTTCAGTGCCGCCTCCACCGTCTGAAGATGCTCGAGCGAAGCGGCTCTTGCCTCTTCCCACTCTTCCAGTTGTGGGGGTTTCGTGAAGCAGTTGAGCACCTGCTGGATCGTTGTCTCGTCCAGCTGTATCTTCGCTTTTGTGGCCATGCGACCCAGGTCCCCCGCCGTCGTAGCTCGCACATGAGGGATGCTCTTGACGCCGCCTTGCAGGTGCTCCGTAAAGAGAACAAACCACGCACCGAGGCCAACGCGTTGGAGGTAGTCTTCAACCTCGTCTTCAACCTTGGCGAAGGGGGGGGGCGGTGGAGGGCGGGATGCCACCGCCTCCTTCGCGACCCTCAGTTCCTCCTGAATTAGCCCTATGCGCTCGGGAGTGGCTCCCATCAATTCGGCGAACTCTTCCGCCGTTCGCGCCGCCCTTATAGACGGAGGTTCTTTTAAAATTGGAACACAATTGGTGAAGTGGTCTTCAGTGAAGATTTTAATATCATCGGAAAATTTCACAACGTTTCCATAACCAAGGTTATCACCACCATCATCAGTGGAAAGATCCGACAGAATCACTCCCCGAACCATAGCACTCTTGAAATCTTGAAAATGTTCTCTTTCTTCGAAGACAGAGCCGTCGTGCAGCCGTCCTATTTTTTTGCTGAATAGGGGATTAATCGTTATCGTTATTGGGAGTGGAACGAGGAGCTCTTCATAATCTTGTATCTTATAAATAACCAATTTCTTGTCCGCGATAGACGGGGAAATGAGAACAACTACTTCTTCCAGAATAAAGGTTTCGACGGATTCCGGATCTGATCCCCGTGACATTTTTCTTATTTATAACTTAATATATAAAAATTTTACGGAATATATAATTTTCTTTTATATATATAACTACATCATGATAGACAGTATTGATATGACAAAGTTTCTGAAAACAATCATTCAGCCAAATATTAAATTTTTGGGATTAATGATTGTAATATTAATTTTAGCAGGTCAGTATTTAGAGACAAATGTTATCTTTATTATTTCAATCGTTCTTTTCGTCTTTGTCAATTACAAAGATATCCTAGGAACATTCAAAGATATCAAAGAGGGTGAAAAACGTATTGAGCGAGTCATTGAAGATAACAAAAGAGTGAAAAAAGAGATTCATTTTTCAGAAGATCTTGATAAATATCTTCGTAAATTAAGACGATTCAGAAAATATAATCCTCAATCATATGATGAAGGATATAAGTATATCAAGATGTTTATGTATCAGATTCATGATTTAGAGAAAGATGATATTGCTCATCCGAAACAATACTTTGAGAACGCACAGATGTATCTGAAGAAATCGTTGAATTTATTTCAAGCGATAACATTATCTGTTCCCGAAGAAAAAATGATTCATGCTTTGAAATACAATAAGTTTGAACAGACTAAATTATCAAATCGGATTGGTAAATTATGTAAGGGATTATATAAACACTGTTATTATCTCTTGTATAATTTATCATTGCGTTTCAATGAAGATTTCTTTAGGAAACCGGATATCTATAAAACAGAAATCAATCTGAATGCCGACCAAGTTGAGGAATCAAATACCTTCCAAGAGAAATGGGAATTATATTAAGATTATTTTAAGTTTAAGATAAGGAATCTCCTTATTAGGTCGTAAAATTAGTATGTATTGGGTTTCTTGTAGAGTCCATCGCCCAAAACTCCTGTAGCTGGATCTCGGATTTACCAGCCTTTATTACCCTTCCCTATGCGTGTGTCCGGTCCACCACCTTTTTACCGCACCGGGAATTTACACAAAGCCGGATTTCTTCCTACAAAAAGGGATTTGGACAGCATCCCTTCAATTTTCATGACCAGTCAAACAAAAAACCCTTCACCTCATTTTCTGCCGCGCCGGGGAATCTGCATAAATGCGGGTTTACCGAATGCCTGCAGTCATCAAAGCCCTCAATTCTCATTAAGGGATATCCAACCACGCCGACAGCAAAACCTAACAAATACTTTTTATTATCTTTGAGAAAGGGTGGCACCAATGACCCGCCACAATAAGTAAACAGAAGGAGAAGAAGGACACCTATAACAATGTTGTTCATTTATATACTCATGTAGAAAATAATTATATTAAAATTATTATAAGTTTAAGATGAGATTTATTTTTATCCGTATTTTTAATGAATTGTTTAAAAGTTGATCCGAATCTTCTTATCAAACGGAATGATCCTAAAATACGTGATTTTACTTACACTTGTTTGGATTTATTAGAAGAATATAATTTACCAGTCAATATTTATTATGCGTATTTTTTAGGTATCAGTGAATTTAAACTGAAGAATATATGGAATCATATGATACTGAGATGGAATAAGATGAAAAGAGACTTGAAAGATAATGAAGATTTTATTAACAGTAAGTATTCAAAAGATGATTTTCATCAGATTCATGTAAATATGAATGATTTTGAATTGAATGAATTAGTAAGTGATTTCATAGGTTCAAATCAATTCAAGGGATTATTTATTTGTAATTGTATCCAGAATTATATTGGCCCAAAATAATTTTCTAATGTATAGTATAAATAATATGTTTGGTACACAACACAACAACTGTTCTCAGATTGCTGGTGGAAAACGACGATCTACTAAGCGTTCGGGTAAGAAGCGTTCGGGTAAGAAGCGTAAGGCGTCTTCTAAATTTTTAGCTGCGGGTAATGCGTGGAGAGCCCATGTCAAGGAAACGATGAGAAAGAATCCCAATATGAAATTTGGAAAACCTCTCCTTAAATTGGCATCCAGAACCTATAAGAAAGGTTCATCGGGTCCATCAAGTCCTTCTTCCTCGTCAGGTGTGACGGTCAAAACATCCAAGTATGATATCAAGGTCAGACCAAGAAAGACTAAGGCTGCCAAGAGAAAGAAGAAGAGAACATCCAAGAGATCTAAAAAGTCTTTCTTTGGATTCTAAGTAAACTATTTAAATATTCTTTGCTAGTATTAAGTGTAATTAAACTTAATGCCGAATAAAAAAGGAGGTAAAAAATTTAAGAAGGGCAAAAAACAATCCTCCTACGATAAAGCCTTATTATATAAGGATCCTAAAGAAGACCAAGAATATGCGAAGGTTATTCGCGCCTCGGGGAATGGTCGCTTTGATGTTCAATGTTTCGACGGAAAAGACCGATTAGGAGTCCTCGCGGGAAACATGCGAAAAAAGATATGGGTCAATAAAGATGATATTGTTTTAATCTCAAAATGGGAGTTTCTAACTGATGATACAAAATGTAGTATTATTCATAAGTATGATAATGATGAGGTCAAAAAATTAAAGAGAGATGGTGAATTCCCTGAATGTATTACTCTTGAGACAGAGAGTGAATTTGCTGATTTCGGCGATCAAGATGATATGATTACGTTTGATTATAATGATCCAGATGAATCTTCTTCTGATGAAGAAATAGAAGAAATAGAAGAAATTGATTTAGATGATATTTAATTTCTAATGATATATAAAGAATGGTTGTTCAAGGTCAATATGTTAGTTTGGACTCCGTCGCCACAGGTGGAAGTAATACTGGTGTAGTAGGTGTGATGGACGGTGGTTTTGCAGACGCGGCAAGTTTTAGTTCTCAAGGTGGTGGGGGTAAACGAAGAAAGAAATTATCTACGAAAAGAAGAAAGAACAAAAAACAAACTAAGCGACTCAGAAGAAGGACTAAGGGGAGAAGGACTAAACATTGCAAGTGTGATGACTGTCGGTGTGATCCGTGTAAATGTACCAAGAAAAAATCTAAGAAAACGAGAAAGAGTAAGGGCAGAGGCAAGAGAAAGAGAAAGAATATTCATTCTTTCAGAAAATCATTACATGAAGATATCCATCGCGGGAGATTGATGAAGTATGGTGATATTACAGTCTAGCAAGAACATACGGTCTATATCCAATGATATAATCCTCATGGTAAGTCATGAGATAAGTTTGGATTAAGAAATCATGAAGTTTTTTTAAAATATTTTTTATCATTAAATTTGATATATTAATCAATATATAATTTTAAGTATAAATGTCATTAAAAGTTTTTACAGATGGAGCATGTTCAAATAATGGTAAAGTGACTGCTAAGGCAGGTTTAGGAGTTTATTTTGGTGAAAATGACCCGAGAAATGTTTCTAAGAGAATTGTAGGCAAACAAAGTAATAATACGGCTGAATTATCGGCAGTCATAGAAGTATTTTCTATCTTGAAAGATGAAATCCAATCAAATCAAGAAATTACTATTTATTCGGATTCAACCTATACTATCAGATGGTGTGGTGAATATGGGCGGAAATGTGAAAGGAATGGATTTAAATCACAAAAACCTATCCCTAATCTTGAATTAGGCAAGGAATTATATCTCTTGTGTAAAGAGAATCCTAATGTTAAATTAGAACATATTAGAGCTCATACTGGTCTAACAGATGAATTATCCTTAGGCAATGAAGGCGCTGATATGATGGCTAATCTGGCGATAGGTTTAAAATCATGTCCTCACGTAGATAAGAAACAAAAGCAAAAGTATTATTTGAGAATCCCTTATTCAGAAAAAGAAGTCGGTAAAAAATATGGAGCAAAATGGGATCCTAAAAAAAAGAAATGGTATTACGAAGGATTGGATACAGATGATAATTTCAAGAAACTAACTGATTTATTCCTTTCTAAGCAATCATTGGAGCAGTAATTTTCGGACAATATTCATAATTTTTCACAGTAAAATATTCTTCTTTGATATCATTGATATCGGTTAATTCTGTTACTGCATCAGATATGATTAATTCGGGGAATGAATAAGGAACTCTTAATAGTTGTTCTTTCACGGCATCTAAATGAGATTCATAAATATGAGTATCACCTAAGACATGGATGAGTTTGCCTACCTGGTAGCCAGTCACTTTGGCGATAATATGAGTCAAGAATGCATAAGAAGCGATATTAAATGGAACTCCTAGAAACATATCACCCGATCTTTGATACAATTGACAATCTAAAGTCCCTACTTTTGTATTCACATTAAACTGACACATTACATGACAAGGAGGCAACGCCATCTTATCTAAGTCTGATGCGTTCCACGAATTCATGATAATCCTTCTTGAATTAGGATCATTCTTGATTAAATCAATTACATTTTGCAGCTGATCAATACCCTGCCCCGAATAATCTGTATCTTTGTCTATATATTCTGCTCCGAAATGACGCCATTGAAATCCATAAACAGGACCTAAATCTCCTTCTTCATAATCCAAACCTCTGCTATCTAAGAACTCTCTTGATGAATTCGGTGTCCAAATATGAACTTTTTTATCAGTTAATTCTTTATTTGATGTGGATCCTTTAATGAACCATAGAAGTTCTCTTAATACTGTTTTATATCCAACATGCTTTGTAGTTAGTAAAGGGAATCCTTTATTGAGATCATAGACCATCTTTTCTCCGAATAATGAATAAACTTTACTATTCCGACTATCAGTTTCTAGCCCTTCATTCATTACTTTCTTCAGTAAATTTAGGTATTGATATTCTTCTTCATTAATTTTATCAACTCTTTGATAAATATCAAACGTAAATGATACAGATTTGCTTGTCTGTTCTTTAAGATATTCATCAAGGAAACTCTTTGGTGTTTCTAAGTGAGGTCTTTCACATATTTCATGATTAATTACCGATTGTTTTACTAATTTCATTTCATTAAATAATTGATTAGGAAAACTATGAGTTGTATTTCTGGGATGATAATTATCATCAAATCGTGTAACATATAATTTGTCTAAATTAACAATGAATTCTTTTTTACAGCATTCGTTGAAAATCTGTGTTCCACCAATCACAAATATTTCGCCATCTTCCTTCGATGACCAGGAGAAAGCATTTTCTAACGATTTAAATGATTTAACATTTTCAGATTCAGAAACAACATGAGATTTAGTCAAAACGATATTGATTCTATCTTTGAGAGGTCTTTTTCCTTCGGGAATACTTAGCCATGTTTTGTATCCCATAATGACGATATTCTTATCATCACTTTTACTGGTTGTAATCTGTTGAAAATTTTTAAGATCTTTTTTAGAGTGAATCAAGAGTTTATCATTTTCTCCGATCAGATTATGATTATTAAGTGAAACTACGATATTATATTTCATTATTTGTTATTTAACAATAATTCTTTAATATCAAATTTTTATATTTGGATATTATATATATATGCCAAAGAAAGGTAGAGCAACTAGAACATCCGGCAAGAGGTCCGCAGGGAATAAATCAATGCTGTCTAAAAACAAACGGAAGAAAGTAGTAGTTACAGGACAGAAAAAAGTAAAAAAGTTAGGACAAAAGATAAAGACGCAGGCAGCAAAGATATCTCGTATATCTAAATTTAATTTTATATCATTTTTAATGAGGATAGCGAAATTAAAAGAAAGTAAAGGCATATTTGTAATGAAAACTTTGACGCCCTTCCTACAAGAGAATCGGGTTATTTTATTCGGTGGATTATCTGAACCTATCACCCGAGGTCAAATTTCTGAACCTTATAATGCGGGGACAGTACAAGGTCCCGTATTATATGGAGTTGGGACAGGTATATCAAAAGCACCAAGACCAGGTGGTAATTATAGTAATTATATAGATATTATGATGGGCGGGTCACTACCTTCGCCTGCAACTATATCAAGATGTTGGGGTACAGGGATTGCATTAACATTTGGTCAAGGTGTATCTCAGTATGATCCAACAGAACCTAATGTATGGGATTGGGATAAAGCCGGTGGTGGTACAAATCATGAAATGGAACATGCGATTAAATGTATTACTCAAGCTATGTTAAATTTCTTATCTCAAAGTAATACCGAAAATGATAAAACTATACATACATTACTATATGATTTTTTTATTAGTATTCTCAGGGGACCTGGTAAAGAAGAAAAAGCAAGGAATATGACTCTGCAAATTACAAAGTTGTTAAGAAAACAACAAGTCATAGCTGGTTTGCCTTCTTGTGCTTTATTTAATCAGTTTAAATGTGCTCTGGATTTAATAAAAATAAAATTAGAACAGATACCAGGTGAGGGTTGGTTTTATGTAGAAGTAGAACCCAATGAAGACGAAATCTTAAAAGTTGCTAAAAAGATGAAAGGAGAAAAATCTCAGAGTGGGAAAATGGAAAATGGCTATTATAATGAGAAAGGTGGGTGTAATTTTTATGGAATGAGCATGCTGGACGATATAAATAAGAAAGATGGAAAAACGAGACCAAGAAGTGTATGGCTATCAGAAGAGAGATTACGCAGGTGCTATCAGACTGATGGGGGTCAAGGGCAACCAAGCGTAAGAGCGGTTATTAATGATGAACCGATGTATCAAGCTGAGTTAGCTTATGCTTACAGTTTAAAGAATATGACTGAAGAAGATTTAAAAAATCTAATTGTAGGAAGGACACAATTAGTATGTGATAAATACAATGAAATTTTAGGGTCATGTGAACAAGGTGAACAAGGTGAACAAGGTGAACAAGGTGAACAAGGTGAACAAGGTCAAATGTTAAGTGGTATTATCATTGCTTCTTCCCTAATGATGTTAAGTGTTAGTATGGGTAGAGTTTTAGAAAGTAATAAAGATTTGAAAACAAGTGGTGATCCTCAACTTTATCAACTAGGTGCTAAAGCAGCTGGATTTTTAACAAAGTTAGCACTCACGCTATCTGATAGCGATACCGCCGTAAGTAAATTAGAACAATTGTTAAATAGTTATGGAGCAGCATCTGATTATACTAATTTTCATGACATGATTACCAATCCTGCAACAAAGAGTTATTTAGAATCTGCTATGACAGTTCAAAGTCTTTTTGGTCAGGCGGGGGGGATGGACGTTGGAGATGATGTGGGTGTTGGAGAAGATGTTCAACAATCTTTTATGTTAGATCCCTTAAAACCAATCGGTGGAGTAGAATCAGAAGGAATGGATATGACTTCAACACCTCAAAACGATCCGTCAAAAGCACCGCGAGCATCGTCTGAAATGGAATATACTACCCCAAGAGAGAGACCTAAAAGAAAAGAAGATGATGTAGGATTATTAGTGGATATGAATTCACCCGAAGAAGAATATAGGGAACCGAAAAAATTTAAAATAGATCCTAAAGAATTAAGTGATACAGATGTAGGATTATTAGTGGCTATGAATTCTCCAGAAGAAGAATATAGTGAAGCGAAAAAACTATTTTTGAGTGTTGAATATCTATTAAATCAAAGATATTCTGAAGCAGGTACCATCCCTCTATTTTTAAGAATTATCAATGGTTATGATGAGGATAACGTAATTTATTATGATGAAGCATTAAAAGAAGATGAAAGAGCATTAAATGAATTTAATATTCTAAGTTCAGGATTATCTACACATGAAATTACAATTGGAGGTATTGATTTAAAATACGATGGTGAAGAATTTTTAAGTGAGTTAGGTTTTGGTATCGCGGATGAAGATGCTATAATGGATGAACCTGACCCTGACCCTGACCAAGGTAGATTAAGAAAGAGAACGCGTAGGAAGCGTAAGAAAGATACGACACGCAAAGCAGGTCAGAAAAAGAAAAGAAAGAAAACAGTAAAAAAAGATAGTCTTTATCAAAGACTTCTCAAAAGACTAGGTTATTAAAAAATTTATCTATGCTTTGCTATATGAGAAAGAATAACACTATTTTCCTTTATTTGATTATCGGATTATTATTTTTAATAATAATCTTGAGACAAGAAGAAGATGAAAAAGATATCAATATTAATATCGTAAGAGATGATCATGATGATGATTATGAACCTATTAAAGAACCAAAACGATACTATGATTCAAGATATCATCCAAGAAGAGCCATGAGAGTTAATGTCCCGACAAGAGGTGAGCCACCCGCTTATCAACAGGTCGGCATCTTGACTGATACAGGAAATCCCGAAAATATTAAACCTCTCTATGGTCGCCAAACATACAGAGGTTCTGGGCAATGGAATTATTTTAGCTCATTGGATTCACATTTGGCTACTAAAATACCGATTCAGTTAGACAATAATGATTGTACCGCTGAAAGAGGGTGCAAAGAAATTTATAAAAATGATACATTATCTATCGGTAGCCCCGATAATCAATACAAAGCAAATATCTATCAAACACATGCTCCGCGTTATATCCCTTACGTCTAATCTAGTTTATCCAACTTAGCAGTATCAGATTCATTATCGGATTCATTATCAGATTCATTATCAGATTCATTATCGGATTCATTATCGGATGATTCATTATCGGATTCATTATCATCTGATAATTCATGATAAGGATAAGGTCGGAAATATAAGTATTTTTCTGCGACTTTTAATCCGTCTATAATTTCATCAAATAAGAATAACATATATTCACAGCGCTTGTAGAGAGTTTTTTCTCTAATAAGATCACACCTTTCATCAATATCATTTATCATGGAAATGAGAAAGTAATTTTCTTCATCGTAATCTGAAATGTAATCTGTCAGATTATCAAGGGACGCAATAATTTTCTCTATTAAATATTTACGATGACAATATGATAAACTAGCATCATCTGTAATCATATTCATCAAATGATGATATGTAAAATGAATCGGATATTCTAATGATCCTAATTTCTTTAATGAATCATAATCATCCTTCTCAATGAGAGATAATTTATTCCCATCGGCGATTAAATAATGTGTCATGAATTTATCTTCATTCAGAATATTCAGATTATCGTAAGCAATCATGTTCATTGTGTTCATACTAATTAAGTATAGATATTAATTATTTTTTAAATACTAATCCTCAAGGAATTCTCTCCGAATAAATAATCCCCTCACATGAATATATTCATGAATCTTATTTTCTAAAATGATACTACTCATTTGTTCATAATTCTTTTCGGTTTCCAGAATGATAATATCAAAGGGTATATTCTTAAATAGAGACCACGCTGGTCGCCCAGAAGAATACAAAAATACATTGAATGATTTATCAATATCGGAAACCATCTTTGATAGCTTCGTCTGCTTCCACTTCTCTGTAATATTATGAGTTGACCATCTTTCATCTTTTTGAACGTTCACTAAAAATTCACTCTCTAATCCTAAGATTGATATTTTATCGGGGAACAATTCGTTGATGATATTCTTGAAAGGATGCTCAATAATTTGAATCTCCGAAATCATTTCAGGGATATTTATTTTTAATCCTTCTAGGGAAACCTGAACAGGTTGATAATGATTCATGTTATGAATACTCAGGAGTTGTATGGTATCATAATAATTATCTAATTTACGATCCTGTCCATTATTGTAGTGAAACGCTTTGCCTTCATTCATTGTATCATACCACAGGAATCCTCTCCTCTTCCAAAATTCTCGGGTATGAAATAGTGTTGATTCATAAATCTTTGATTTAGATTCGGTTTTATAGAGTTGTTTGCCATAGATATCATAACAAAGAGTCGTATCACAGTAAACACATTCGGCGCCAACTCTTTTCATAAAAGAAGTTTTTCTCTCAATACTCTTTTTCCCATAAATACAATCTGCATTCATGTGAAAGATATTTTCATGACTGGAGAGACCACACCCATAATCGCGTAAGAATCCATTTGGCAATTTCTTTCTTTTCTTTTCATAGTAGAGTAGTGATTTGTTCGGTTGTTTGTATTCTTCTTCAATTTGTTTCATAAATTCTTTGATTTCATCTTCATTCAAATGAAGATAAATACATCTATCGATATCCATGAATTCTTTCATTAAGTTTTCTTTACCATCATCAACAATAACTAATTCTAATGATTCTTGATCATTAAAATTCTGAAAATTATGCTTGATTAGAGGGATAAATTCTTTCTCACCATGAAGAATTGTAATACAAGAAGTAGTCATTTATATGTAAAATGATAATTATAACTTTAAATGAACTTATCTCTTCTTTCTTGCTCTACTTCTGAATTTAGGTTTCTTTGTCTTTCTTGGTCTCGGTTTTGTTGTTCTCGGTTTCTTTCTCAGTTTATTTTTCTTAGTGTGCTTGTGCTTCTTCTTTTTCAGTGCTCCGCGGGCGATTGTCCTTGCAGCAAAAGGAGACTTGGAACCGGTTATCCATCGCGAGGCGGCGAGTCCCATTTTACGCGCACGACCTGGTTTTCTTTCACCTAATTTTTCTTGTATTCGGTCCATGCTGTATCCCTGCTCCAGTTTATCGGCGATATAATCATCACGATCTTTTTTATCTTGGTCTTCCACATCTTTCACTTCCTTCAATTTTGAATCACTGATTTTACCCGCAAAAGTAGTAAGATCTTCATACTCATTCGATGGTTTCGGTTTTCTAGTTTCTGACCTCGGGATAAGGGGTTGCGCGGGCGCGGCGAGGCGTTCATTGGCTATCATTAATCGGGCACGACGTTTCAAGAAACTTGTCGTTGTCGTAATATTTCCTTTATTGGTTGTGAGGGCATTCACTATGTCAGTCTCACTTTCATTTGGAAAACTTATCTGAAGTTTTTTAATCTTTGGACTCCATTCTGATGGATAAGATACATCTTTTGAGAAATTTGTTCTCGCATCTTCAAATTCAGACCCATCTATAGATTCACGCGCATCTTCGTATTTTGATCCAGAACCACTCATTATATATTATAATATAATTTAATTGAGTTCATTTAATCTTTTTTCTAGTAATTGACTGATTTCAAGTAATAGTTGTTTATTTTTAATTTTTGAAATGAACACTTGAAACCTATGATAAGGTGAAAGTGGGTCAACTTTATCAAAAGGATTTAAAATATGATCCATAATAATCTATATCTTCTTTATAAATTAACTTTACTATGAATTTCTTAAAATCAGTTAAAGTTGGACAAACATACACAAAATATACGATACCTTTATCAAATTTATTTTTGATAAGATGGCATCCTAAGGCCGTAACAGAAAATCATGGTCACGATGGAAAACAATGCGATTTTATAGTCTTAAAGGGTGTTTTACATGAATGTCGTCATCTAAAGGGACCAGTTGTTCGCTATAGGTGGCAGGCGCTACATCCCTTAAAAATGAACTCAATCAATGATAATGAAGGAACTCATCAAATCTTTAATTTTGATGATAAAGAAAAATGGTCAATTCATAGGTACGTTTAGATTTATTTCTAATAAATCATTATATGGATAATTTTGTAATTCAGTGTGAGGAAATCTACCTAGATGATATGAAAAGATTACAAAAAGATAAATTATTAGCAGAAGATATCATTAGAAATGATATCTTAAACGCTAAATTAAAAGATATTACATATGAAGAATTTAAAAAAGAATATAGACCTGTAGGGGATGATAGTGCTATCAAAAAACTATGGATGACCATGGAAACTCATCATCAAGATGATTGGATCATCATATTATCTTAAGGTTTTTAAGACGTGTTTTTTTTTCACACTACGATTTTCCCATGACCTGATTTAGTTAGGAATTGTGGATCTATTTGGTCGCTACCTGGACATTTCGCTATCTTTTCTCTTAAGTAACAGACAAAAGAAATTCTCGTATATTTTTCATAGATTCCAACTGTTCCGACTTCAGGATTATCTTTGAACGCGCATTCTAATGATTCATTCGAAATCTTATCTTCTTCGGTTTCATACATCGGAGTATTACAGTGCCACTGATGAACATCCATCGCAACAAAATCATTATTTCTTAAATCAATCGCGACACCATACTGTGGAAATATCGTATATCCACCATGATATTTACCGCGTTCAATAACCGTCAGATTACCGAATCCATCTCTGAAATCACCCGCATCCCGATGCATCGCTGTTCTGAAATTACGATTGATCGTTACAGTAGAGAAAGATGTCTTCGGTATTTTTAAATGAGGTTTGGTATCTGCTCTTTGTAACTGCTTAGTATGAGCTTCAGGTATTAATCGTTGAAATAATTTATCAACATGCTGAATAAATGCCAGTCCTTCGTTATATTTTTCAAAGTTAGTTCTAGTGAAATGAGTTAATCGGCAGGGTAAATCAGCGAAGTTCTTACCTGCTTCATAGAATCCGATTGGATTTGAAGCAACCTGATTATTAACTTTCATTTTAGAGATACCTCCTTGTTTCTTAATAAGTAACATGATTAAATCATCTTTTATCACATCCTCTTTGCATTTTTGATCAAGTTCTGAATATATTTGAAATAATTCAGTGATATCCATTGGAGAATATAAATCATGTAATTCTAATCCTTTTGGATTAAGATAGCCCGTTGACCATTTCTTAGTGTCAACCAACTTACGCTTTCCCCAGTATTGTCCGGTTGTATCAATTGGACCAGCGGATGCTCCTCTACCTCTAGAAGCTTTCGCGAGATCCTTATATGAATCCCAACCTACCTGAATTAATTTATCAGGGATACAATTCCTCCTGAATTTTAATAAGAGATGTTTATTACCGTCCTCATCTACCCTGTAAACATCAGTATTTGAAGAAACAATAGGATATTTAATATCAGATTCTTCAAACCAGTGACCTTCCTTACCTTTTATTTCATCGTCAGAGTATAATTTTTCAACAATGAGAGTTTTTGGTCGGGGCATACTTTATAATCTTACGAAAGAAAAAAATTTGAAGTAAATAGAACGAAAGGAAATTGAAATTTATTGTTTAAAAAGTTTAGTCGTTATTTTTTTACGACGAATAACCCTTCTTTTGCTTTTGATCACTAGAAAATCATCCCACTGTATATATGACAAAATACATTCCATCATTTCACATGGCAGAAGATTCAGAATACAATCTGCTCTATTTTGTCCCAGAAGTAATATCATAATACATTTTTTATCATAATTAGGAAACAATTTATGAATAAGAGGTGACCATCTTGGGGGATAATTTTTATTCTGCTTCCATAATTTTCTAATTTTGTCTTCTTTAATTCTCTGTTTATGAGTAAATAACTTATTCTCTCTACAAAGTTTATTTAATAGTTTCGTTTCATCAGACTTCACTAACTTCTTAGTTTTCTTGATATTTACCTTTGCGGGTGATAAATTCCTGTTTGTATATTCTTTGATATTACATTGTAAAATGTCAATTTCCTTCCTAAGAGATTCTGATGGATTTAATTGATACTTGATTTCTTTCTTTTGCAGGAGTTTTTTTTGATTCCTTAATTGATTATCATTTTCAATGAACACATCGCTTTCTTCATTCTCAAGGAGAGAGAAGTTCCCCATATTATTTATGATTAATTATCATGATATTAATCAAATTTTTTTCTTAAGGTCATAAATTTGATTTCATTGTAGATAAGTTTCATTACTTAAAAACTAAAAGGATACCTTGAAGATGGGTTCTGGTGAGAGAATTCGGTTTCAAATGGATCGAGACGGTGGGAAGTGGGGTCCAGTGAGGGTGGGATCCGTCCCAATTGGCGAATGTTGTTTCCGATGTGAAACGACCGAGACACTCAGCGCTCTTGGCGAAGATATCCCTTCCGATGGGTATGCGATTACTATCCGCACCGAGGACAAATATCTCACACCATTTCAGAAGGCTTTGGAAATGGATAGGTTCAAACACCTGAGATTCAAAGACTACCCGAAAAAGAATGGAGGAGTGTGCTCCAAGAAGAAGTACATTTACTTGGGAACAGACGAGAACCGGACCGCAGACTATCATTTCATTATGGGACTAATGAATTTTGTCGTTGCTTTATAAATAAATAAAATCTAAACTAGTATTATAGATGCCTCGGAAAATAAGAAGGACAAAAAAAAGGACGGATCGTAAAAGCAGAGAAAATAAAAAAAAATTAGTTCATCAGATTTATGGAATTTTTGATGATGGAATACCATTAAAAGATATCCCTGTTTTTTATGGGAATGTTCAAAAAACAAAATCATTTTGTAAAAAACACAGATATTCGTATAAGATGTGGAATTTAAAATCTTGTGTCAATTTAATTCATAGACATTTTCCAAAATATCTCCCTTTATGGAAGGCGTTTACTTTGCCTATTCAGAGGGCAGATTTCATAAGATATTTAATATTATATAAATATGGTGGTATTTATGTAGATTGTGATATTCATCCTTTAAGATCATTAGATAAACTGTTTCAAAAGGATTATTTCTTTGTAACGTGGCATGATGATAAAAATAAGCTTCCTTATAATGCTGTAATGGGGTCACAAAAAGGTGAAGAATTATTTCTAGAAATCGCGGCCGAATGTCAAATTAATTTTTATGAAAAGATTAAGGATCCGATTTATAAAACATGGAAAGGTAGATTTGTCTTTCAAACAACTGGTCATAGGATGTTAGATAGAGTATTGAAGAGAAACAAAAAGAAGGACCATGTTTTAGATGTTTTGAGAGTAAAGACTAAAACTGGCAAAATAGTTCAGGGTTCAAACCCTTATTTTGAAGACGATAACGCCTCAGTATGGTTTGATAAGAAATAATTTATTTCTTGAGAATCAGATACAAGAAAGTTAAAATGATTATGAGGACGACAACCTTAAAACAGTAATCTAAGATCATTGTTTCTTCAGTGAGATACAATGAAATCCCATCTTCATATGATAATTCTTTTTTATTTAATTCTTTATTGACTTTATTATGAACATCAATAACCCATCTCACTAATGTATCGCGATTATTTAAATGATTATCTATTGGTGAGTCCAATAGATTATGTTTGTAATTCAGGGCACATTTATCACACGGCAAAACATGTTGCAATGAGTAATAGAAATTTTTAAAATTGATTTTGTCTTCATCTGTAGGATTATCCGGATATCCTAGAGAAACATAATGAAGGAACTTCCAGCCATGAGGTCCCCATATTGCGGGTTTCACAGAATTTTTCATATAATATCTTAAATATTTTTAATTTAAAAAGATAACCTGTATTTTGAATTAAGAACTCATGGATATTAAATCCGTTTACTGTAATAATTGTGGTAAAAAAGGTCACATGTATAAAGATTGTCGGTACCCTGTATTAAGTTGTGGAAATTTATTATTCAGACAAGATACAGATGAACCACAAGTTTTAATGATACAGAGGAAAGATTCATTATGCTATATTGAATTCTTGAGAGGAAAATATGATGTCTATAATTTAGATTATATCCAGATACTAATTGATAAGTGCAACGAAGAAGAAAAAAAGAACTTATTGGAAAAACCATATGAAACCTTATGGACTGATTTATGGATGATAAAGGATTCTGCTGATAAATCTAATCTCATGGAATCTAGTGATTACTGTAGAGGATATGACAAACATAATAAACTGAAAGAAGGATATCATTACAAGAAAAAGGATATTTTTATCAATCTTGAGTATTTTATTCAGAGAACTAAAACAAAGTATCCTATGACAGAATGGGAATTTCCTAAAGGAAGACGGAACAAACGAGAAACAAATCTAGAATGTGCCGAACGCGAATTTCAGGAAGAAACTAATTATATGGATCATGATTATCAATTAATACATAATGTAAATCCATTATCTGAAGAGTTTGTAGGTGAAAACAATGTGAGATATAAGTATATTTATTATTTAGGATATCTTACGAATTACGAAAAAAATGTCTATATTGATCCACAGAATAAGGATCAAGTTACGGAATTAAAAGGTATCAAATGGTTTTCACGACAGGAAGCATTGGATATCATACGTGATTATCATCATTCTCGTAGAAAGATTATTCATGATGTGTTTACATTGATAGAAAGTTTAGGTAGCGATTATATTTTAGTTGATTAATTTATCTACCTAGTAATATATATGATTGATTATTATTTGAATATATCAGAACTAAAGACTGAATCTAAAATTCAAAAATGTTATGATTACTATCTTGAGAAAGACCTAACTTTTGATGAATATTATAAAGAATATGATAGAATCTCTGAGACTAGAACATCTTGTGACACAGATGATAAAAATATATTCTTTAAAAATGAGAATCTTCTCCCTATAAAAACATGTTTCATGAAATGTTGTTTATTGGAATCTATTAAAAGATGTATCGATGAATTGACGACGAGAGAAATAAATGATTCAGAATCGTATTTAAATGAGGAAATCAGTAAATATAAAGATGACTTTGAATATTATCCCGATTCTATTGAAATGGATATCCCAGATAAGTTATTCGCCAAAGAAGAACTTAGAAGACATGTTATCTCATCTGAAGTCGGTACAATTGATGATAAATGTAATAGTAAATTTTTTGAGTTAGCTCCCCATCAGTTGCTATTAAAGAATTTGTTTTCACCGAATACTCAATATAGAGGGATTCTAATCTTTCATGGTGTCGGAGTAGGTAAAACTTGTTCAGGGATATCAATCGCTGAAAACTTCAGGGATGTTTATGGTGAAGCAGAAAATCGGATTATCATATTAGCTTCTCAGAATATTAGGATAGGATGGCGGAAGACTATTTTTGATCCTAAAAAGGGAGAGAATCAATGCACTGGAGATGAATATCTAGTAGATGAAGAGAATAAAAAAACAATGAATGATAGGCAAGCAAAAAAGAAAATCAAAAAATACTATGAATTACATGGCTATGGAGCATTCGCGAATTCAGTTCGGAAATTATTGAATTCAGAAACTAAACATATTTCGGATCCCAAGGAGAAATTTATCGGGGAAATTGCAGTCATTAAAAAAACTTATTCAAATAGAGTTTTGATTGTGGATGAGGTTCATAATATAAGAAGTGATGAATCTGAGGCTAAATCAAGAGATACAATTCGTTATATTGAGATGGTTATTAAATATTCGGATAATTTGAGATTGGTCTTATTGACCGCGAATCCGATGTATAACATGTCATCTGAAATAGTGTGGATCATTAACATGTTATTACTCAATGATAAGAAACGAACTCTATCGGATAAAGATATATTTGATGGAGAAGGGAATATCAAAAATACAGATTTATTAAAAGATAAATGTAAGGGATATATTTCTTATCTGAGAGGTGAAAATCCTGTATCTTTTCCGATACGATTGTATCCAAATCATGATAAGGATAGATTGATTAAGAAACCTGGTTTACCGAAAGATGTATTCGGAAATGATATATCAGAAGATAAAAGATTATCATTTTTAGAATTATATTCTTCTTCATTCGTAGAAAAGGGAAAGCAATATGAAATCTATAGGAATGAAGTTTCTAAATATGAGGGAAACCAGAAATTAAGAATTGAAGATGAAAGTTTATTGCTTCAGTTATCTAATATTGTTTATCCGAATGAATCGAAAGAGGCCAAGGATTGTTATGGCGAAGAAGGATTACTTAACTGTATGAAGAAAACAAATAAACCATCTTTCACAGAATATTCTTATCAGTCTTCCGTAAAAGAAAAATATGGTGAATTCTTTAGAAAGGATTTAATAGAACAGTATTCGTCAAAAATCCACAGTATTCTAAATATTATTGAGAATACAGACGGAATTGTCTTTATTTATAGTAATTGGATTGGCTCAGGCGTTGTGCCATTGGTCCTAGCACTTGAGCAGAATGGTTATGGTAAATATGATAAGAAAAAGATCTTAAAAACATCTGAAAAGATAGAACCTATTTCATATGAAGGTAAAATGATATCTGAATATGAGGATAAAACCGAATTCAAACAAGCCAAATATATGGTTATCGCTGGTTCTAATTTAACGACTCGGTTAGAAGAAGAACTGAAGGTTTTAGCCGAAAATAATTCTGATGGTTCTAGGATAAAGGTTGTAATCGGTTCTAGTGTAGCCGCCGAGGGATTAGATTTTAAGAATATTCGGAGTATTCATGTCCTAGAACCTTGGCATAATATCAACAAAATAGAGCAAGTAATCGGTCGTGGGATTCGTAATTGCTCTCACAAGGAGTTGTTAGCTAAGGAACGAAATGTTACTGTTTATTTACACTCATCTCTCATTCCAAACACAGATAAAGAGAGTGTAGATATGTATTTATATCGGTATTCAGAATTTAAGGCAAAACAAATTGGTCAGGTTGAAATTTTATTAAAAGAAGTTGCTCTGGATAAATATTTCTTCAGGGATGCCAATTATTTATCGGATAAAGATATCGGTAAATTTAAAGTAGAACCCGCTTACATATATAGTAATGGACAAACGAAAACAATTATGTATAAAGGTGGTGATCAAGAATATAGTCGTGTTTGTTCATTTACTAAGGATTGTGATTACATGAAGCATGATAAACCTAAATCGTATAAGCAGAATGATGATACCTTTCAGATACAATATTCTCAGGGATTGATTGATGTTTATAAGAAAAGAATTCATAATCTGTTTTTGAAATCTGTATCCTATTCATTAGACGAAATCATAGATGGCTTATCAGAATACAAAGAAGTATATGAGGATATTTTATTTCATTCGTTAAAAGAAATGGAAATAGAGAAATATACTCTTCATAACTGTTTCGGGGATAAAGGATATTTAACAATAAGCGACGCTCTATATAATTTCCAACCATATTTCAACAATGATAAATTATTACCCCCCTATTACAGATTAAACAAAGGAGATAATCGGAGAGTAGATTATATCATTGAACCTAAAAAGAAAAGGGAGACAGATATTACAACGGATAAACAGAATTTTAATGAAGAGATGATTCATAAGATAAAGAAGAAAGTATTGGATTATCAATTTGAGGAGTTTGAGAAGAAGGTTCTAGGATATCTCAATTTAGATACAGATAATTTCATTAAATATTCATATATCATAGACAGATTATCCTTTCAAGATAAATTAGTTATAGGATATAGCGTCTTAGTATATCTTAAGGAGGGTGGGTCAGGTGATCCTATCCTTAATTTATTCACGGAATGTTATCAGAAATTATTCATTTACTTTGATGGCTCTGCGTATGGAAGTGATCAACAACTCCGTTCTGCTCCATATGAATATAAGGACAGATATGATAGCAATGATAAGGATAATTTAGTTGGTTTCTTTTTATTTCACAATACGAATAAGAAGCCTTTTTTTTATCATTATGAAAATAGGGAAATAGAGATATTTAATAAAGTTGATGAAATTGATCTTGTTCAGATGATTAAAAAGAATAAGAATCATAAGTCGTTATCCTTTAGTGATTCATGGGGATTTACGACGTATTCCGATAGACATAAATATGATAAGAATGGGATTGTATTGAAAGTAATTAAGAAAGGTGATAAATTAAGAAAAGATTATGCATATCCTCCGGGACCGGGTGTTGTGATTCAGGATTCGGGAGGTTTAGGTTCATGGATCGGCGAAACAACTTTGAAATTTATTAAGGAGGAATTCTCATCTGATTTAGCTAGATTAAGCGAAAGAGATAAAGAAGAATTTATTTCTTCTCGTCCCGGTGCTAAGAAAGAATATGTCTTTTTCATTGAATTATGTTTACGAATGAATCATTCATTGATTCAAAGTGATTTGATATACATGAAATATTATTAAGAGTGCTAACTATTGATAATCATGAAATATTATTAGATTCGGGGGGGATTTAATGATCATGAAATATTATTAATCAGTCCTAACGTAGGGCTTCTAATCTACTTTTCAGCGCTTCTAATTCTGGGTCTGCTTCTTCCACAACAACATCAGCTTGTTGTTGGGTTACAAACTCTCTTGCGACAGTTTCAGATGATTTTAATCTATAGCGTGTTTTTCCATCATCATCATCTTGATATTCTTCAAGTTGTTCTAATATATATTTAGTTTTTTCTGAGTCTAACTCACACATAACATGTGTGAAATCTGGAAATTTTCCAGCAGTGTACATGGCGATCTGGAGAAAAAGGTGTTGCATTGTACTCCCCTTTATAAATATATTCCTAAAATTTTGAATCCAATTTTGACTAATACGGCCTCTCAAAGGACTCTCCTTCAACATATCATCTCGCATCCCAACTAAAACGTCTATTATTCCGGGATTGTTTTTTGCCGCGAAGAACATGATATCTAATGTTTTTACAACTGTACCCGCAGAAGCTTCATCTCCTGTCTGAGTTAAATAATCACTTTTAGCAAGGTCACTTATCATACTTGCGATTTGGTTTGCGTATGTTGCCGCTTGTTCCTTATCAGTAGTATCATTCATTTGCCCAGCTAAACGTAATAAATCACCTATTTGTTGCTTTTGTTCACTATATTTTCCTGTTAATTTATTTTGATCTAAAATCGTTTGCGCGGCCGATCCAACAGGTTTAGATGCCATTGTTGTTACTGGTTCTGGTTCTGGCTGAGGTGCTGCCGCTGCTGCAGCAGCTGCTGCCGCTACTTGATTAATTATAGTAACCCATTGCTGTGCTTCTTTAGCGTCAGTAGCTTGAAACCACCCAAGACCTACTTCAGAGGTCCCGAATTTACCGAAGACCTTGCTTATAAATTGAAACTCACCGGGACCGGCGAACCACGTATCCAAACCCGGGTCATAACGTCTCCCAACTATCGCCTCACTAAAATTTTCTCCTAAAAAAAATTTATGGCCATGGTGCCCGGGTAGGTCATATTCTGCGTATTCAAGGGTCCCTGATTCTTGATTTATAGTTATATGTCTTTTCTTCCAGCCGCTGCGAACCGGCATCTGCACGCCTACAAAGGAGGTGCTCTGTGTCGGAGATTTTTGTAGTATCCCTTTATAAAATCCAGAATTCGGATCTACGGTGGGTGGTGTCCCCCCCATCATCATCTTCTTATTACGCCTAGTCTTACGCCTAGTCTTACGTCTAGTCTTACGTCTAGTCTTACGTCTAGCAGTAACAGCATGTTTTCTCTTCTTAGTATATTTATTTCTCTTATGTTTGGCACGTCTCTTTTTCTTTTTCTCCTTACTATCTAAAACGATACTATCAGATAATTCTTCAAGATCAGGTTGATAAAGAGTGGTTCTCCGAACAATACTTCTAGACATATATATATATAATATTTAAAAATTTGATATTAATTAAAGATATTTAGTAATATATATCAAATGAATACTTATGAAAAAGAGGAATTAAAAACAACAACAATTCATATTCCATCTAGAGAGGTATTCAAGACAACGAATATTGATGGATTGATTAAGTATAAATTAAAAGAAAGAATTGAAGAAGTTTGTGGGAAATATGGGTATGTAAGTAAAGATTCTGTATCTTTGATAAAGAGATCGGTTGGTTCTATTATTACTCATAATGGGGAAAGTAATATCAGTTATGATTTAACATATAAGATGAAAATTATTTCTCCATGTGCAGGAGATACATGCGATTGTATTATTGATAGCATTACAAAGATGGGTATCATCTCTTTCATGATAACAAGTGATGATACGCAGAACAATGTAAAAGATAGTCCAGTTTTAGTCATAGTTCCGCAGATGTATGTTGGTGGCGAAATTTCAGATTATAGTGAAAAACAAAAAATCAGTGTTGAGGTCATGGAGAAACGCACTAAATATCGCGCGAAGCAAATACAGGTTGTCGGTAAAATCGTATAATTACTTTATACAGAATTAATAATGGATATAGAATCTCTCAAGAAAGAATTATATCAAAAAATAAATGATATTGATAGCACAATCCAATCGGATTTAATTTTTTCCTTCATTAAAGAGAAGGGTATTCTCTATTCTGAAAATAAGAATGGGATTTTTTTTAATATATCCTGTTTGACCGAAGATGATGTCAAAGAAGTACATGATTATGTCTCATCTCTTAAAAAACATACGATTGAATTACCAGAAATCGCAATAAATAAACCTTCTAGGATATATCGCAAACAAAAAGTAACGAAGGCAATAATTCACTATGAAAATCTAGATCTCAATGATTTAGAAACTTTAATCCTGAGTTATAGTTTTGAATAAATTTGATTTAAACATACATTGCTAGTAATAATTAAATATGATTTTTGATTTACTAAAAGATTTAAATCAGGATTGTTCATTTACCGAAAAAATTAATGAATCATCCTATATTCAAGAGGCAAATAATTTAACGGAGAGTCAACCTGCTCAACCGGCTCAACCGGCTCAGCAGCAGCAGCAGCAGCAGCAGCAGCAGCAGACTCATCCTGTCCAGCGACCAAACAATTCTTATCATAATTTTGTATCGTGTATCATATCTGAATATGATCCAATGTATCAGACTTTATCTGAAAATGAAAAGAAGTTATATCTGAAACAAAAGATTACCGGGATATGTTCTGAAATAGAAGAGAAGTCGGATACGTGCTATCATAATTATTGCTTCAATGAAAAGATCATGAAATTATCTATCATTCAGCATTCTCTTCAGTTATGGGAGAAGAAAGGTAACTATATTTCATCAATCTATTATCTCAATGAATACTATAAGAAACATTTTGTAATAACTCATCAAAATATCGCTTATGAAACGACCGTGAAGAATTTTCCGAAGGTTTATTTAAGTATTCATGGAAATAGGATTAAGATGATAGATGACAATAATTTTCTAAAAGGTAATCTGAATGACTTGTTTGATAAGATTCAGTTGCAAAATGATATTAAGAAAGATATGAAATCTGTTTATAAGATGTTTTTAGATCCGATTTCAAAGTGTAAAGTGGATGATTTGAAGAAGATAGCTTTAGAATGTAATCTATCGTTAAAGGATGTCGCTCTGGGTAAGAATAAAGTAAAAAGTCAATTGTATGATGAGATTAATTTGTATAAGTTGAATGAATAAATCCCCTCTATTTGTGTATTATATTGTCAATTAGTAAATTAGTAAATTTGTTTACGAATTTCTTTAGTAAATTAATCTATATAGGTGAATGAATAAGATATTTAGCATCTATACGATTATTGGTGTGTCGCTGAGCCACCCTGTGTCCGTGGCACTCGGGAGATATGACTGGATCAGCGCCGGGGGGGTGGTGTCCCGGCGCGCCGGCGCGGTGACCGAGTGCCGGCGGTCCCAGGGTGCGATGCGCGCGGGGGGTGTTTTTGGGGTGGTGTCGTGGATCTCAAGGGACCCGTGGGGGGTTGCATGAGTTTCACCCGTCTTCCCTTGGGGGATGGTGTCCCGCCTCGAGCCGGGGGGGATTGCGGACGCAGGGATCCGTGGACCCCCTCGGGAGAATCCCCCTTCGGCGACCACGGGGGAGAATGCTGCTGCGGCTCCGGCTCCATCCTCGTCAGGTCGGGCTGCTGCAGTGGCGAGAGCTCTGACGAGTCCGATCCTCTCCGCTGGCGCCTCGCAGCCTCGCGTTTCCTCAGCGTCTCCTGGTGCGCATCGTAATCCTCCTTGGTGTCAAAGTCAGTCAGCCAGCCGTTCGGATTGTAGTTTCCACGAGCGTCGTAATGGATGACGTACCGCTGGGGTCCGCAGCACCCTTTCCTGCGGGATTTATGGTTGCTCTGGCAGCTCTGCTCCCATAGTTTTGGCTGGTATGAGCCCGCTGAACCGCTGCCCGTCCCCTTTGCCGCCGCCTTGACCCTTTCCCCCCTCTGAGCCTCAAGCTCTCCAGCTTGGGCAAGATGAAACGCCGCGGCCGACGCGCGCCGCTGGGCCGCCGGGCTCCTTGTCTTGGAACTCGGTTGCCCCCCGCTCCCCCCTCTAGTTCTCCGTCTCGTCTTACGCTGCTTAACTCTTTGATTATTTCTCAGCGGCTTAGTCCGTTGCTTAGTCCACTGCTTAGTCTGCCGATTAGTCCGCTGCTTAGTTCTCCGTTGCCTAGTTCTCCGTTGCCTAGTTCTTGATCGAGCCATATTATTATACTATCAAATATATTTTTTTTCGTTTATTTGTTTACGAATTTCTTTAATAAATTAGTAAATTTGATTTTTTATGAGTTATTTAAAATAATAACTTCTATTTAATATATAATGAATATACTAACCACGAATAAAAAAGGTGGTCCTTCTGAGACGATTCAACAATACATGAAGAAATCCCTTACATCAACTGAACTTGAGTTAGAGTGGATTTATGGATCACATCCAAGAAATACATTATCAAAACCAGAATTCCTAAAGGTTTTGAATGATTTGAGACAAAATTATAAATTCATTGGCGAATCTAATAATCTTGATATTCGCTATCAGTATGTTAAATTAGAGAAGAGTGGTTTAACAAATATAAGATGCACGATACCAGGTGTTCAGAATATTAAGCAATATTGTAAGACAAACTCCATTGTTGATATTCCGGCAACTAAATTCATGAAAAAAGAGTCCAACAAAGATGATAAAAATCCATCCCTAACATTTAAACAGATTGTAAACACTGATTATAATTTCAGAATCAATCTTAAGAAAGAAGTTGATCTGAAAGATGATGATCCCGAAGTGATTAAATTCAAGGATAATCTCAAAGATGGATTGAAATATTATCGGTATAAGAAAAGATTTTCATTTGTAACGAATGATAATCTATTCAGAGTTGATTTAACCGCAGTCAAAAGTAATTCTTACAATCCGAAACGCAGAACTTATAATCTTGCTAAGAACTTAGTTGATTCTCGTATCCTAACTGGTAGAGAAATTTATGAATTAGAAGTTGAGTATATTGGATATCAAATGAAAAATGATACATATCCTATCGTAGATTTCTCTAAGAAAGCATATGCTGAATGGTCAGAAGAAGGCATGTCTGAGGAAGATTACAAAGCACAGGTGGCTCTTGTTACTCAGAAAACCAGTGATACTTTTTCACCTGATGGAGATAACTATTATGTTGATGAAGACAATTCCGGATATGATTTTATATCAGAGTATGAGGGGATAGATGAACTAGATGTTCCGGAACCTGTCGTAACAGAAACCGTTTCGTTAATGGTTACACCGTGGTCCAAGGCTGCTTCTCTGAAAGGAGAACATATTGATTTAATTTACATGAATTATTGGCACCCTGATAAGCAATGGTTATTCTGGGGAATTATGGAGAACAAGAAGGAGATATTATTTGACGGTGTTATGGAGAATTTCACTGCGGAGTATGAAGGTGCTCCTGAAAATGAAACCTATGTAAAATATGCTGTATATCCCTTCTTTTCTGAAGACGATAAAAAGAGAGAGGATTTCCCCAAAGACTTTGATAATACTTTCTATGTTCCGTTTTCACTAATTCAAGGGTTAGAGAGACCAACAGATAGTTCAATGAAAGCTGGGACCCCTGGATGGGGTCCGAAAGGCAAGCCGGCATGGGGTCCAAAAGGTGATAGCAAACTGAGTAAGGATAATCGGTTAATTGATTTAGTCAATTTGAAATTCAATGGAATCATTGCGTATTTGCTTAAGATTCTCAGTGAGAGAAACTTGCTTGTTTCGGGTCGTAAAAGAAATGATATTTTAGAGGAATATAAGACATTAACAGAACAAAACTCCGAGAGAGTTAATTTCATAGGACCACAACCTGTATCGATGGGCCTATCTATGATAGACCCTGATAATCCTCATTCTATCTTGAATGGATATGTTGTGACGGAAAAGGCGGATGGTATCCGATGTGAGTTATTTATTGACAAGAGTTCGGATGGTTATTTGATTACTCAGAAAACAGAAATCATACCGACTGGCTTAACTTTCAAAGGTAAGGGATCATGTATTCTGGATGGTGAATATATTACGCTTGATAGAAAGGGCAATCCTATCAATCTGTTCATGATATTTGATATTTACTATATGGATTCGGGTGATTATCCAAATCACCCTTATACGTTACCTTGGTTGCCAAAGAAGAAGGGTGAGCCATGCAGATCAAGTATCCTTCATGATTTTAAAACGCGTATTGAGATAAAACCGGCATCACTCTTATCATTAAGAGATGGTATTTATTCTTACTTATGGTCTAATGAGGATAAGACCGTTTCACAGAAAGATACAATAAGAATTGGATACAAACAATATTATGAAGGTCCTAAGGTTCTAAAGACGGATAAGAAAGATCCAACAAAATATACGAATTTAAATGGTATGGGTAAAGTGAGTAAGAAGATTTTGGATCTTGATAAGAAAGACAATTATGAATACTCTATTGATGGATTGATTTATATGCCGATGTATTATTCTGTCGGATCAAATAATGAGGAGATTATTAAGGATAATATTAGTGGAACATGGTATCAGAATTATAAGTGGAAACCACCCGAAGAAAATACAATTGATTTCCGAGTAAAATTTGTGAAAGAAGAAATAAAAGGTCGTAATGTGAATAAGATTTCTTCATTTACAAAGAAAGGGAAAACAATTAAATGCAAGCAGGTTGAATTATATGTTGGATACGATATTAAGAAAGATATAACGACCGATTTTACATGGAAAGTCATGGGTCATGATAATCGCAAACAGAGTGAAATCTTATTTAATCCTCCTTCAGAGAAAGATTCTATTCATATCTGTAACATTCAGACGACAAAAGATAAATTATTATGTCTCAAAGATAAGACTGAAGTCCAAGATGGTCAAATCTATGAAATGAGATATGAACCTACAAATCCGTTTGGATTTCAATGGATACCGTTAAGAGTCAGAGATGATAAGAAAAGACCCAATGATAGCTCAACTGCTGACAATGTATGGCTAACAATTCAGTATCCGGTCACCGAAGAAATGATAAAGGGTAAGTTTGATCTATCAAAGATACAAAAAACCGAAGAGATATCAGATGAGAAACCTTATGCTTACTATGTTGAGAATCCCGATTCCGATGCTGATATTGCATTGCGACAATTTCATAACTATCTGAAAGATAGATTAATCAACTCCATGACATCACTAGGTTCCAAGCCTATCTCAATCATGGATACATCAATCGGTAGAGGTGGAGATATAGGTAAGTATATGAGATCAAAAAATCCTATATCATTCCTCATGGCGGTAGATATCTCTCCTGATGTAAATAAAGCCGCCAAAAACTTCTATCTTAAGGGTGGAAATAAACCGAAAGCATTATTCTTGCAATATGATACAAGTAAATCTATATCAGGCGGTGAAGGATGTGTCGGCGATCATGTTAATAGAAACAAATTGATGATAGATATCTTGTATGATAGACAGAAGGCGTTACCTAAAGAGATGAGAACATTGGTTCCGAAATTCAAAGGTCTATGTAAGAAAGGATTTGATTTAATTTCATCGCAGTTCTCGATTCATTATTATTTTAGCGATGAACTTACTTTGAGAACATATATTCAGAATATTTCTGAGAATCTTAAGACAGGAGGTCATTTCATAGGGACATGTTATGATGGTATGAAAGTATTTCAAAGATTAAATGATTTGAAAAATGGTCATTTAGAGATGATAGATGAATTTGGGAATAAGGTTTATTCCATTACAAAGAAATATGAAATAGATGATTTCACATATGCAAAAGATGATAGAGAAAAATTATTCGGTCAAGAGATAGATGTTTATATGAATAGTATTGGCAAGGCATTCACTGAATATTTAGTGAACTTTGAATTATTCATAGATATCATGAAAGAATATGATTTAGTTTTAGCAAAACCAGACTTTAAGAAGGATTACAAAGGTCTCTTTGGTAACAGTGATTTATGTTATACAGATGGTTTCGGTGGATTTGAATCAATGATAAATCAATTAGATAAATTATACTCAAAGGATCTATCATTGAAGCAACATTTCCCCGAAGCATTTCAATTGCTCAAAGAAAAGAATAGTCTCTTAAGAGAACTAAGTGGATTCAATAATTGGTTTATCTTTGAGAAAAAGTAAATTTGATAAATCTAAGATAAGATTGCTTAGAGAATGGAAGAATTAATCAAAGAAAATACATTACTAAAAATTACGAATGAACAATTAGAGGCGAAGATAAAAATTCTGGAAAAACATATTGATATTTTAGTAAGTAAAAATCCGCCAAAAGAAAATATCAAACAAGGGTCTAACCATGGAGATGGACCTATCCGATCAAAAGAGGGAAATAAATGTTATCATGGTTGCACTACGGATGAGGCATCATGGGATAAAAATCCATCTAAATATAATCATGTGTTCTGGGTTTACAACAATGATTTTCAATGGAAAACATATCATCATCCCGATAAATGGGATATAAGAAGGAGTGATTTAACCTCATTCTGTAGCAATTGTGAATTAGATTATGAATTAAGTAAGAGAAAAAGAACTCATAAAATATATAGGTGTTTAGGTCATGAGATAGAAGGATAATCATTCTCTTCTTCTTAATTCACACGTTGTGAACTCATCTTTCACAGATTAAAAAATATGTTATTTTTCTAAAATTGTCATAATCAATAATCCATCAATATGTAAATTATTAAATTCTTCAGATTTTCGGATTTCATTTACATTCAATTTTAATATTTTTTCCCATATAAGTTTTTTTCTTTCTCTTCACCTGTCATTTTCCCAAGGGAGTTTATATGCGTTTTCCCCAATTCTTATCCAACGATCATCTGGAGGAGGATATTTATTCATTTAACATGTTTTATTTTATTTTAAACATTTAATATATATTAATATATTAATATATATTAATATATTAATATGGTAAAAAAAAGAGTTAAAGAAAAAGAACAATTGGAATTTTCTGCTGCTATATCATATGAAGAACATGTTCTCCGTATTATAGGAAATACATGTAAAGCAGAAAAACTAGATGAAAAAACTCTTTTAAACGATGAAACTGTGAAAAAATTTTTCCATGCACTTAATGAACTAAGAAATATTAAATCAAAAAAAAAAAGTGTAGGGAAAGCCAGGATGTACACACCGGTGAGATTGGACTCCAAAGCGAAGAAGCCCACCTCCCAACTAGGGGTGAATGGAAATATTAAATCAAAAAAAAAAAGTGTAGGGGGGTCAGCTGGCCAAACAGGCGGGGCTTTTGTGTGTGACAGCCCGGTGCCGGGGTGTCAGTTTACGGGCACGAGAGATGAGGTGGCGGAGCATGAGAGAGATTGCCGTTTCGTCCCCTGGCATTGTGAGAACAAATGGCTTGGGTGCCTGTTCGAAGGCACCCAGACGGAGGTGGAGTCCCACGAAACAACAGCAGCGGCACAAGGCGGCTGTGGTCACGCCTATTACAACATCGGCCCGTCTCCTTCAGATTTTAAAGATTTAATAGATTCTATTTTGACGGTAAGTGGAAGGGTCGATGATCTGCAACTGTTTATATCCCAGTTTAGGGAAAGATTAAGTGGGGTGGGAGATATCTTAGTTAGACCTCCAATATCAAAAACTTTTACTTTCAATGGAAATCAAGTACCGAATGAATTAACATTTTTCACTGCATTTGTATGGAGTGATATTTTAACGTGTGATAAAGTAGATCGCCAAGCAGCCGGCGGCGGCTGGCTCGCATGGCCCAGTTTATTTAAATTAATAACAAGCGCATATAGAAATAATAATAGGGAAACTCTCCGTCTTCTAGAACCATTCCTTTTACAATTACATGTATGTGTGATTGGATGTAGTAGTATTGCCGATGTAGAAACTGCGGACATTTACCGGGGAGAGCCGGCAATATATAATCCTAATGATATCCGTTCACCTGAATTAACTATGAACCCAATCAGAATAAATGACATTACTGTTGAGGTTGAAGGAGTAAGGGGATTAAAACCAGAAATAACTACAGGATATGAAGGTGTCCTTACATCTTTTTCAGCTTGTTCTCCTGATGTCAATCAAGCTCATAAATTCTCGATCGATCATATACGGGATGATACTGTATCTGTAATTTATACTATTAGAGGAGTAAAAGAGTGTTTTTCATTTGATCTAACTCCATTAAATTCTTTTGGGGAAACTGAATTATTATTATTACCTGGATTACGTTATCGGGTTACAGATATTAATTATGTGAGTAAAGTCAATCAACACGCACACAATTGTCATGTATTAGAAATAACAATAGAAATAACAGGAATATCCAGAGAATTTTTAGGAATTCCTAATATAGGTCATTATACAAATATATTACAAGAAATTAGAGCATATATGAATGACAAATTTCCTCTTCTTATGCGTCCGGAGGATCTTGATGATATGATATGGGATTTACAACATCAAATCGATCTGAGATTTCCAGCCGGAGCCGGAGCCGGAGCCGGAGCCGGAGCCGGAGCCGGAGCCGGAGCCGGAGCCGGAGCCGACAGAGCCCGACTGCAGCGCAGTATCGATGAGACGGAGGCGACTAAGGAGTATCTTGCAAGTACGGGAGAGAATACCGAACAACTGGACTTGGAGATCGCACAGCTGAGGTCGTTGATGGAACCACAAGGAGGAGGAGGGGGTACAGAAAAAAATATCGTTCGTGATATGATATATTTAGTAATGTCAGAGATGTTGCCTGAAATCCGTGAAAAACGCGTTTTTGAAATAGGAGTCGAACATTTATTAAAACATTTAAATATAGAATTCTCTTCTCATAAAACAAGTGATTTAGAACCAGAATATATGGTAAAAGTTAATAAATTCTGGGAAAGTCTTATTGAAGTTATCAAATTAATGAAACCAACTTTAATGGGTGGTGGAAAGAATAAAAAAAAATCTAAAAGAAAATCAAAAAGAAGTAGAAGAGATAAAAGGACTAAAAAAACTAGAAGAAGAAGAAGAAGCAGAAAACTAAAAAAAGGAAAAAAAACGAAACGAAGAAGAAATAAAATAAAATAAATCTTTTTAATATAATTTTTTTTTCCATGTTATAATAAAATGACAAGGAAATCTAAAGTCCGGAGAAATCAACGTTCAAAACGCGTTCAAAGAAATCAGAATCGTTCAAACAGAAGAAATACTAAACGTTTAACAAAGAGAGGAAGAAGGACTAACGTTAGAAAGAATAGTAAAAGAAGGAAAAATAGAACATCTAGAAAACGTGTTCAAAGAAATCGGAATAGAAACACGAAATGTTTAACAAAGAGAGGAAGAAGGACTAACGTTAGAAAGAATAGTAAAAAACTTTCAAGAAAGAAGTCTAATTTATACCCACAGTATGGTGGAACAATCCTTCACCCTATAGCTCCCTATGGCGAAGTGATGCCAGGGGTATACAAGGTAGTAAAAGAAGTCTCAATACGGCACTATGTTCCGGATCTTTACGAAGATGACTTCGTGGACGACGAGGATAGGCTCGTTTTCGACAAAGTTCGGATTTTTACATCGGGCAGGAAACCCAAGGAAATAAAAGACGCAGGAAAATATCAAGTCGGAACCCTTCTGGAAATTACAGAAGTAAAAGAAGCGTCATATGATAGGAGGTGTCTCGCGAAACACCACCCAAGTCGGTGCCGCATCGGAATTATGATGAAATCCACAACCCCTAATAGTTTTGGGCAAAGGGGATGGGTTAAGCTTGTGGGAGGACAAAAATCCAATTTCAAGACGACTTTCCCTTTTCTAGAATGGCATGGACCCCCAGGAAGTGCGAGAGCTGAGGAACAAGGGGCGGTTCCGGTGGTGAATGCGGATCCGGTGGTGCATGCTGTGGCGGCGGCGGCGGCGCCGGTTGCGATGGCGACACCGGTGCCGCCCCCAATCCCGGGATTGGGCGTCCCGGGATTGGGCGTCCCGGGATTGAGCGACGACACAATGGACCAAAAATTGAAGGAGCTGGATGATATGTATGGTCGGCCCAGGTAGTGTCAAACCGAGAGTCATGACCCCTCAAAGTAGTGTCAATTTCCCCCAAAACACACCTAAAAACAGCTCAAAACAGTGCAAAACAATATAAAAAGTGGGTCATGACAATACATTTGGGCGTCGCCGCAGTCCGCCCTATTAAGACAAACACATAAGGATTTTGCCCACAGAAACCGCAAGTTATTTTATTTTAAACATTTAATATAATTATCTTATAATTTTTTTCTATATCTATAATAAAATGCCAAGGAAATCTAAAGTCCGGAGAAATCAACGTTCAAAATGCGTTCAAAGAAATCGGAATAGAAATACCAAACGTTTAACAAAGAGAGGAAGAAGGACTAACGTTAGAAAGAATAGTAAAAAGATAAATAGTAAAAGAAGAAAGAGAAGAAAGACAAGAAAGACTAGACAAAATGTCATTATGAAGGGAGGTGTTTGGCCAAGTACAACATCGGCCAACCTTGCTCAACCGCTCTCCCAGGAGCCACTTTATTATGACTTATTCGTTGGCCCGGGAAAGGACCCACAGGTAGACACGCCATTTGTCGTGCAAAAAGAGTACCCAGGTAGGACTGGGGTGACACCTCACACAGAGGTGCGAAATGAATTATTCCCGATCACGGATGTAGGCAGCCTGCCCCGAGGCGCGGCAGTGTGGTGCAGCACCGAAACGGACACCTTTCGTGCGGAAATACTGGGCCTTGGCCGCGACCATCGCGGTCGGGACGTCGTCCAGCTCGATCTCGCCAAGCTCGATATGCGCAGGCACAGCCTAACAAAGAAAGTGAGAGAGGAGAAGAAGATGTGGGCCTTCCATAGCCAAATCAAAACCGAAAACCAGCCATTCACAACATGGAATTGTGGTGATAAGTATTTAGCCGAGGAAAGGCCGGCGCAAAGTCACGGCGGCCTGCCAACAGAACGACCTTTATATCTTAAGGTCTTAGAGGCCGGGCACCCAGAGCCTATATGGATTTATTTCTTAAGTAAATTTGTGCAGTCTGGGGCGGTTCGGCGTCGGAAGATGTTTTTATTAAGACCAGTATCTGAAAAAATGGCGGCGCGCCTCGGAGTTAACGATCTGTCTATCTGCCATGGTTGGGTGTCGGCGTCGGTGAATGATGCCGGCAAGTTGAAGGACCGCCCCTTGAGGAATTATGTTGATCACAAAATAAAAGGTATTGTTTTCAGATCTAATGGAGATAATACGTTCACTGTATCTTATAAGACCGGGAACAACCCCCGCACCGGGGCCAAAAAGACTGTGCACCATGATGTATTTACCCTACTTCCTACAAGAAATGTAAAGATATCCGATTATCAAGAAACGTATGAGGCAGCCAGCCTCGACTCAGGGATGAAAAGGTTGGAAGGCCCAGAGCACTTCGAAGAAGATAAGGAACAAGATTGGGTAGCGTTCGAGAGAAATCTTTCACAATTATGGAAAAATTATAAGGCTAGCTGGCACACACAAGAGACCCCGCACGCAAGCGGCGTAAAACCGATGTCAGGAAAGCATGGTGCTGATTCAGTCGTTGGCACTGCTCTGTCGAAGCCTGTAATGGCTTCGGCGGTGACCCCGGGGGTAATAGCGGGGTCACCGCCCCCGGGGACTGTAATGGCGGAGGCGGTGCCCCCGGAGAGACACGAGGAAACGGGGGGCGCCACCGGATTGTAATCAGTTGAGTCGGGGGATCTGACTGTAGATCCTAGATCCGAATCCCTTGTCGATATTTCTGACCAGATCTTGGGTCCTACTGTAGCACGGTTCACCACTCACATTGTCGCTGCTGAAATCTGAGTGGTTGGGAAGCTTACCCTCTGCTAAACATTCAAAAAATAAAGAGAGATATACTCAATGACTTAGAATTTGGTTCTGCTCATCTGGCACAAAAGAAAATAAATCAATTGCCCAAAAATAAGAAACATCTTAAAGATTTTTTAAATTCTATCCAAATTGAGAGGATTAGTGGTGTAGGATCTAGGGCGCAATCTACTAGTCGGTTTAAACACATTAAATGGCCCAAATCCAATAAAAAAACTCGTAAAAAAACCCGTAAAATTCGGAAAAAGAAGAAAATAAAGAAGATAATCATTAACTTTCTCTTAACCAAAGATTAAACGCCCATTTCTCACCTTGAATAACGGGCAACCCAGCATGTCTGGACTTAAGATTTAATGTTCCGTCATCATTCACATTAGTGAAGACAACCATTCTTCCTTTTTTAGCCTGAACTTGAATCGGTTCTCCGTATTCACTTAAATTATCAAATCCGGTTCCTCCTCCTTCTTCTACATCATTGAGATATACTAAGACGGTTCTTAAGCGATTACCTCTACCAAATTCACCCCCACAGAACTTTTCATATTTTTCTTTATCATTGATATCATATGCATCATAATGATATCTATATTCTTCTGATTCATTGTAATGAATCACTTGATAATTCTCAAAGTGTTTATAGTCACACTTAATTTTTTTTGCTATTTTCTTGGCGATTTTCAATGTTTCTGGAGATTTATCAATAGGCATCCAATGGGATGAATTTGTCCTGCCTTTATATTTCCCAGGTTCTAATTCTTTATCTCCATTTATTCTAGAAACACCTGCTGACTTTAGATTCCCTTTTGAAGCATTAATAATGAAGGTACATTCTTTATCAGTTAGGAAATTATCAATCGTATAGAGATAAGGATCATTACAAAGAGTATTCATTTATCAGTATCTATAGATATTTTTTTTATTTTTAACTTAAAAAGATTGTATGAATATTTTGTATGAAGTATCAGTTTGACCAGATAAGTGAAAAGGATGAGTATCTAATCCTTGAAAAGGATCATTTATTTTCAAGGATTAGTGAGAAAATTAATCGGACAAAATCCTTGATAGATGAATATCCGAAAGAATGGGAGGTAGCAAAGAAAATGATTCATGATTATGAATATATTTATACGTCATCTTATCGTAAGAATGTTAGTAAGATTTCACCAATAAGTCGGTCGTATTTTAAATTCAAAGAAATGTTTTATACCTATAATCTGGTTAATCGGGATATAAAGAATAAAATAGTTTGTTTAGCCGAGGCTCCGGGAGGATTTATTCAATCAATTAATCATTCGCTAACTAGATCAATTGAGAACATCTATGGAATAACGCTTTTATCTGAAGATAAGAGCGTTCCGAAGTGGAATAATATGTTGAAGAAATATCCTAATACTATCTTTGAGTATGGAACTAAGGGGACAGGTGATTTATATGATTTCATGAATGTGATATCAATGATTAAAAAAATAGGAAAAAGTTCAGTTCATTTAATTACAGGTGATGGAGGATTTGATTATTCTTCGGATTATTCAAAACAGGAAGAAAATTCATTGAAACTAATTTATTCAGAAATATTCCTAGCTTTGAATTTACAGATTGAAGGAGGTTCGTTTATTTGTAAATTATTTGATTTATTTCAGAGAGAGACTATCATGTTACTTAATATTCTGAGATTATCTTATAGAGAAGTTTATATTCATAAACCTAAGGTAAGTCGCTATTCTAATTCCGAGAAATACATTGTGTGTCTGGGTTATAAGGGATACAATAAAGATATCATCTCTCTGTTATGTCATCATTTCAAAGAGAATGACTTAAATATGCCGATTAAAAAGACTTTCATAAATAATATAGTTGAGATTAATAGGATCTATTGTGAAAATCAGATTAATCATATCAATCGCGGAATTGATATAATTAAGAAACGAACGTTATCATCATCTCCAACTAATAATCAATTAGAACTAGCGATGGAATGGTGTGAAGAGTATGATATACAAATTAATCAGAAATGTATTTATCTTAGATAGCACAATCACCCACCTGTGTCTGGATGGGTGAAGACCAGGATTCATTCTTTTTCAGTGACGCGTTAACTCCGTTATAAAATGAACCCCCATTCATGACTCTATCATTTACATCATCTCTTTCTCTTTTATCTTTATAGATACCAACTTCATTCAGTGCATAACACGAACGAGGATCGGTGATAAGTTTAGGGGGTATCAATTGTAACCTAGTGCTATCCTCGCAAAAGCTCCGACCCATCTTATCAATATAACATCTATCAGAAGGTAATGCCTCGGTATTTGAAGATGTTTTATCATTGTATTGATTATTTTTATCAAAGAAAGAACCGATATTAGTCAATTCGTCCTTAATAGTGGCATTATAGAATGCTGGATGTTCTGATACATTTTCATCCGTCCACGATTGTTCGGACTTATCTTTATTATCGACAAAAGGTCTTAATTCTCCTGTTCCTATATCATTCCCACCTAATCTATCTTTGCGATAAAAATCAGGTAAATACATCCGCTGTTTAGTTAGCGTATTACCCATCATAGTGTGCCGCGTATATTTAAGATTTTTATCTCCCGTAGGTAATATTTCTGATTCATTATTGAGAGGTGATGGTAATACACCTCTACTTAGCTTCTTGAATTCGCGACTGATCTGAGGATAAGGATAATCCTGAATATATTGAGTTTTATCGACATATGTTAAATCTTGAATCTCATGTTGTTCGGGTTGATAATCTTTCTGCCGCATATTAGCTTTACCCGACTGGACAACTGCTAGAAATGCGATTAGAATGATCGCGATAAGAAATAAATTATTCATATGTATAGAATATAAAATATTAAAAATCCATTTAAATTATCCGAAAGTATTTTCGGATGTATAAGTGACATATAAAAATCCATCTTTGTCGGCCATCTTTTCATATATTTCACTCAACGATTTATTGCTTGGGCACAATTGATTATTAATCATCAGGAATAAACTCTCGGAGGATTTTAATTGTATTCTCTTGCGAATAATATAAATAAATTGATTCATGTTTAGGTCTTTCGGGACTAAATATTTCTTTTTATCAATATCATTCAATAGACATCTCTTACATTTCTCAACAACTATCGGTATTCTAGATGGATATTTAGTCATTATCTTTTGTGATTCACCTGATCGCCTCTCAAAATCAAAATCATCTCTGAACCCCATTTATACTTATTAATATAACTTTTTTTATACCGATTTAAAGTTTTTATAATATATAATTTAATTAATGAAGTGTGTTCAGATTTATCGTGATGACCGAATGGAGGAAATAGAATTTCCCCGAAAGACAAAAATAACTAGTCTTACATTAGAAGAATTAACTAAATTCTTATGTAAACATACTAAGAGCCAGGGTCGTGATGAGATTAAGGAATTATATAAATGGACACATGAAGACTGTGAAATTAAATGTCTTGGATGGTATGATGGTGAAGCAGGATTTGAAAATAAACACGATTTACCTCCAGGTGGTGGTAGTTCTTTTTTAGAAGAAGATTCATCAGAAAAGATATTATTCGGTGATATATTCATCATTAAAACCAAAGAAAATAAAATAAGCAATATAAATATTTCTGATTATGGTGAGTTTTATAATGTAATTTTCGGTGGATTTGATGATTGTGATACATCAAGTGAAGAAGAATGCGTAGTAAATGATATTGATCATGAAGAAGATATACAAGGTGATACAGACGATGATTATGAAATAGTTTCAGGTTTCGATGAAACTAATAAATTAGAAAGTGATACCACAGAGTATTAATAAATTTGATTTAAATATTATCTTATTAATTATATTAAATGAATACCAGTTATCAAGATAGTTATCGCAACAATTGTGCATCTCTAATTAATAAAGTATTAGAAAATGATAAAAAATCGCGTCAAATAGAAAAGAGTATCTATAATTGTGTAATTGATTATTCCAAAGTTAATAATATTAAGCGTAATTGGGATAATACGCATTTCAAATCACTTTATCTGTCACGGATAAGGTCTGTCTATACAAATCTTAAATGTGAATCTTATCTTAAGAACAATTATTTTAAGGAACGAATTATTAGTGGTGAAATAGATTGTGAAACAATCTCGTCTCTTTCTCATTATGATATTTTTCCTGAAAAGTGGAGTGAGTTATTTGAAGAGAGAGCGCGAAAAGAAAAACTTAAGTATGAATTAAAACCAGAAGCCATGACAGATATATTTAAATGTCATCGTTGTGGTAGTAGATCTTGTACTTATTATGAAGTCCAAACTAGGTCTGCCGATGAACCTATGACACAATTTATTACATGTTTGGATTGTAATAATCATTGGAAACAGTAAATTTAATACTGAATCCCTCTCCATCTGGTTTTAAATTATAATAAATTTGATTTGTTGTTATTGTTATAACATTAATTACAATAACATGAATAACACGATCATTGAATCCTTTACACTATGCGACACGATTAAAAATAAATTCAGTGATGAAGAATATATCACGGAATTAGAGTGTGCATTCATGACAGCTCTCGAACTTAAACAACTTCGATCAAAAGGGAGGAGAATGTGGGCTGAATTATATGATAACGAAGAATATTCTAGAAAACTTATATTACGCGATATGAAATTCATTATTGAGAATCGGGCAAAATTGAAATCTGAACCTGAACCTATAAAAGTTAATACAAAACCTATTCCGTATGAAGTCCGTAAGAATGAAATGATTATCAAATTAGGTTTAAATGAATCTTAATTATGTATTAATCTCACCTACAATTAATACTGAATACCTTGTCCCAGACCATTGGGATCATTCATTTGATAATTACATCCTTCTGGGGTACAGTTGAGGATAGTCTTAACGGGTAGAACAGTGTTATCAGAGCACTTGGTGCATGCACTAATAGCTTCTTGCTCTTGGATAAATTTTTGTCTAATTTGCTCAGAATTTTCTGTTAAATAATTTCTGTATTCCCAGCTCCCTTTGCCTTGCGCTAATCCGTTATTTAATAAGCAGTTCTGGCGATAATCAGTAAACATTCTTCCGTCGGCCATTCTCGCGGGAAAATCTAATTCAACATTATCGGTAACTTTACTCATATTTATATTGTTAGGATAGAAAATAATTTAGGCGTTTATAATTTAAGGATTTTCTTTGATTCTTTCAATTAGTTTCGTTTTATTTCCAGAAACGGTTAAATTTTTATCTGTTAATATTTTTTTTAATTCTGAAACAGTCATTTTAGAATAATCTGGTTCAATAATTTTTGTATCATGTTGATTCAGAATATCCTCCATAATATCATCTATTTCTTCATTTACGTTTTGATTCAAATCATCCATGATTGTCCGTGGTTCTGCGGCCACATCACTTACGGGCAGATCAATCACATCATCAGGCAAATCAATAGCCTCATCGGGTAAATCAGTAATTTCATTCTTCAAATCGGGTGAACCACCTGCTATATCAGATGGATTATCTGTATTATTTTCTGTCTCAAAATTATTCATTAAATGATGGATTGCGTTCCATTCATCTCCACATGTATTTATATCCGGAGGGATACTTTGGTCTATCGGGGATTCTTCAAATACTTGATTTGCGATATGTCCATCAGATAAAACTTCAGTTGGATTAATTAGTTGGTTTTCATGTCCGCCAGTTAATTTGCTAGTATGAATATGAGTTAGTTCTTGATCTATCTTGTTTATCTGAACTTTAATCTTATGGATTTCATAATAAAGATATGCTCCCACTAGAATTATTAGGCCTATGATGAGGATAGATTGAATACTGCTAAAATCAAAATGAATTTCGGCGCTCATGACTTAATGTAATCATTTAATTTTTTACGTTAATTTAAACTTAAAGAATTATAATGAGAAGAAATATATCATGGAAACTAAAAAAAAGCGCGGGAGAAAACCCAAGAACAAAATGATTATCAATGAGAATCCTCAATTTGATCAAGAAAATAAAATAGATAATTTAATTGCGTCGTTACAGGTAAATAAACCTAAAACCAATCTAGAAACAGAGATAGATGTGATAGGGGGGGTTAATGATCACTCTGATGATAAGTTTAGTTTTATTGATGAAACGCCTACTAGTAAGATATGTTGGAATTGTTGTTACGATATTGAATTGATGACAAGTTTTCCTATCAAATATATGGACGGTGTATTCTATACATGTGGTAATTTTTGTTCTTACGAATGTGCCGCAAGATATATCTTCGATACTTACAATTATAAATCGTTATGGGAAAAGTATACATTATTAAATTTATTGTACAATAAGAATCATAATACTTCTGTTAAAGTAAAAATCGCCCCGAGCAGATTAAGACTAAAAAAATTTGGAGGAGATCTTACATATGAAGAATATATCAATAAATCATCACGTGATATGATACCCGATATTTATATCCCACCATATATGATGCACGTAACACATGAAGTTTCAAATGTTGAAAGTGTTAAATTAACGGATAGTGGTTCTCTTAAAATGTCTAGGAAATCGGAGATGGTAAAGGATAATATTCATCAGAAACTTAAGGATAATTCTAATGAAGAGACCAAGTAAGGAAAATTTGATTTTCTATTGTTGAAGAGTAGGTAAAGTAAATCAAATATGCCGTGTGGTATCTGTCGTCAAGCGGGTCACAATCGCTCAACATGTCCTCAAAGAAATATCACGGGTATTTCCCTCCAACGAGTCACACCGACTCCTCCTGTAATGGCTCCTGTTCGCCCTCACGCAGGCTCACTGCAACGTCGGCAACGCCGACGTTGGAAAAAGGCAATCAAGAGTGTATTGTATTTCAGGAGGTATGCGAAGATTGTTTCTCGGTGGTCTCATTTGGGATATGATGATCCGCGTATCTATTATCCTTCTTGGATGAAAGTGAAAGATTTGAAAGGTCATATGTCGGATGAGATAACGAATCATTGGAAATATAGGATTTATCACTGCATGGACGATATGATCGCCCGATATGTCGGTATTAACGTATTCCAATGCATCCGCAATGCTTGTTTGCTTCTACATCTTGAGAGAAGTCCCCCTGTCGCAACTATTCCCGACGATAACAGACATGTATGTCTTAACAATCTGCGCGAAGAAAATTATCTCGTTTATTGGGTCGTTGGCAATTATATGGTAGAGGAGATGGACGGACGAGAGAACAAAATTAACTATATGGGTCTCCTTCTGAAAGGTGGATCATTCAAAGTGAAGACATTAATCGGTCATAGATTTTATCTTGTCCCTCATCGTCTGAACACTAATCCACCCTATCATCCTCAGACAGATAAACAGTTCTTTATTGAACCATATTGTCAGATTAATATCCATGAAGGTACTGAAAGAAAGATTTATATTGACGATAAAGATTCTCTTTCAGAAATGAACAAATGGAAATTTAATGCTCTGAAACTTGATTATCTTATCAAGGAAGTAATCAAACTTGGAGGGAAAAACAATGATGTTCTGGAATCTATCCTAGACCTACATGAAGATGTGAAACTTGATTCGGTATCAGAGATGGAAAAAGATATGGCCGGCATTCCATCACTAATGACTAATATTACTTAGTTGGTCTAAGTCTTG